GTGTTGTGCTACATCGATTCCCGGACCATCGTTAGTGACTGAAATTTGTCCGGTGACTTTGTTGATCATCACTTCAATCTTGGTCACCTTATTGGCGTCTTTGGCTGTGCGCGTCGCATGGTCGGTCGCATTCACAAACAATTCGTCGCATATCTTATTGAAACCTGGATTGTACTGAATCGTCTTGCTTATAATTGTCCCGTCATCGCTGCAAATATACTGCAAAGAATCAATCAGTTCAGTGGAACCGACATACATTGCCGTATTGTGCAGCACATGCTCAATGGGGGTTTTCTCCTGATACTTGACAGCGAGCTCCTTATCCTCGAGTTTCTTGTCGTTACTCATGTTATTCTAATTATTGCACTGATTTTAAGTAGTATATTTAAAATCAATTTTTTATTCCACCTTTGGGAAAGGTGGAGCCAAACGCAAAGCGACTTTTAAAAATATATTTTTGGCTCCACCTTTTCCAAAGGTGGATTAGCTCAATCGCTTGAGAGAGTTGATCTGTCTCATCAAATCTTTGTGTGTTTTGCCAGTAACATCATCAAGGAATTGTTCTAAATATCCTTGGGTTACTTTCCTTTTTTTACCGCCACCACTTTGTCCGCTGCAAGCATTACCAGTGAGATTGTCGCATGCGGGTGTAACACCCTTTTGTCCTGCTACATTAGGGTCGCAATCATCTGTTCTTTTTGATATAAAGTCTGGCACAATGGGCTTGAACAATCCAATAGAAATAATATCAAACTTGATCAGCAATATAACGACGATTGCAAATATCCCAGCCAATGCTCCTAAATTTGTAAATGCATTTATAGTCACTATGATGGAAAGTATTATCATAATTCCAACTTTGAAGAATTTGAATGTTTCAATAATAAACGACCCAACAGATAACTCCTTGTCAAAACCTACTTTTGTTCGTAACTTACCTTGATAACCAATCATTCCAATAAGGCACGACAATAATACAATTGAAACAATTCCCGGCGCAAGTCCTAACGCTATAGTGGTGAAACATAAGACAATGACTGCTTTGCAAAGTGCCCAAAAATAACTGCTTGTCTTATCGTTGCTGTCGAGACTAATCATGTCACCTGACACAGGATCTTCCTTTTTGAAGAAGATCGAAAGACTTGTAAACCATATATATAAAAAGTAGAAACAATCTATAATACCCAAAAACGACACTATGATACCCAGCAAGATTGGTCCGATTAAAATAATAACCGACTCCGAAAATTTATCGTTGAAAAATGTGAAAACTGTATTTAATATCATATTGTTTTTCAATATAAGGGATTCAAACAGTGCTATACCATAAAGCGGAAACTGACTTTTGCCCTTCTTTTTGTTTGAATAATTGCGAAACATATCCAAGAAGAAATTCTTGGTGTTTGCAGGACTATTGTTAAATTTAAACTTTTGGGAATTTCCGCCTTCTATAAAAACATTGATTTCATTTCCAGGTATTTTGGGTATACATGTGTTCTCTTCAGGCAGTATATTTGCTTTTCCAATTTTGGAACAATACAATACAATTGCGCCTAACGCGAAATAGAGGGTTGTCCAGAACACAGTCTTTGCTGTAGAAGTTAAGAACCCCATTGATGAAACATACACGGTTTTTACTCCAGATTCAACTTGTTGTTCTTTTTCTTTCCTTATGTCCTCTAGTGATTTTTCTGCGGTTGACATTGCTTATATTACAAGAATAATAAATTTTCGCTAAATAAATAATAACGCTTAATAGTATATATGAAGTTAGTGTCTCTGTTATATTTTATTCTTATCATTATAGCTATTTACATGAGTTTATATTTAATGAATAGTATCGATGGTTTTACAACAGGTCAACCAATTGTCAACACAAGCCCACCTATGGCAAACTTTGGAACTAATGTTTGGAGATCCTCATTCGACAACAGTCTTCGAGAATTTGATAAGCGGTACAAACTCGTAGGATTTGAGGGAGAAATGAAATATCCAAATCACTACACTGTAACAGGGGAATTTATTGATGATGGACCACTTGAGTGGAATACAGAAGTGGATTAGGTTGCGTACAAGAGCGCTGCATTACCACCAATGAATGTTACGACATTGTATCTCTCTTCCATAACATACAAGTTGTAATTGTAGTCGAAAATGCGCCATGTCGGTTTATTGATTCCGACGATTTCTCCCGTTTGGGGGTCGCAAATTGTCAAAGATTGTGCCAAAGGATCCAGCGGCGGAATAATCGTAGTGAACTCAAATTGGACATTCTTGAACTTGTTCATGTTCATCGCCCCCGAAGGCTGATCAGAAGGTCCCGAGTTCAAGCAGAAATTGTAACAGTAGACGCCCTCGGGTGCGACGCTCGCGGTTCTCGTGTATTTCTCTATATAATTGAATATTCCCACTGGGAGAATATTCTCTCGATACTGTCCGTCCAAAAGGATTCCTAAACCAACCAAAATCTCCTTGTTGTTTTGTGGGCTGTATGGCCCCGATACGAAAAGACCGGTGGGTGTCCCGTCAACATTCACTCCCGGTCCAATGTAAATTGGTGGATCACCCGGAATAGGCGAAGGATACACAACATTTCCAGTTGCAGAACCAGGTGTTGAATCGTTTGGAACATAATTGTACGGCCAATTCGTATAGTTAGACCACTCATTTCGCAAATTCGCATCAGAACGCTGGAAATAGAACATCCATCCGCTCACGAGACCCATCGAATTCAGCTCAACCTTGTTCTGTCCAGTCACATTGTAAAACACAGATTCGCGCGCCTGCTTGAACAAATACTTCTGTTCGTTCTTGGCGAACAGTTTCGCTTCATCGTTGGACAAGAAACAGTATGTGCAACTCAAATTAATGTCGGAATTAAAGTCGGTTCGTCTGTCAATATAACACTGTTGATTATCAACACCAATATTTTCCGCCGGAGGAGTCTGCAGAAATCGATACATTTGCATATACCATAAATTGAAGTTTGGCGCCACATACGGAAACTGATTCACCCAATCTAAAACATCACGAATGCGGAACAGCTCGCATACTGGACGAAATGTAATGCTGACTTGAAGCTCATTGTATTGCAGCGCGACTAGAGGAAACGCCATGGTACTGCGCATATTGAACCACGCACCAAGCGGGACATAAATCGTCTTGCTTTTAATCGCCGGCTGCGCCCCGGCTGGAGAATCAGTGTAATAAGAATTCGGGTAAGAGTTCACATGCGCTCGGTCGTTGGCGGGGTCATTGAACTCTGCGATGTTTCCAGACATTTCATCAAACAGTCCTTTCTTTCCAACATCGCGCTGCACAGCAGCCAACAAATATCGTCCTGAATACTCCTGTAATGTCTGATTGCCACAAGTGATGCTTATTTTGCTGATCATCTGCGCTCCCAAGTCATCGATCCATTTGAACTCATATGGCGCCCAAGTCGTGTATTCAACTGGATCCTCTGGATTGCTACCAGGAACAGGAGGCTTTGGTTGCGGAGGCATTATCGGCGACCATATATTAGGCAGTGTCACCGACAAATAACAGTCCATCAACAAGTCTGCATATCGTTTGATTTTAAATGTAAATGTGGATTCCTCCGTTAATCGTAGCGATGGAGTTCCTTCGTGGTCTAGACGAAATCGTTGAAGACCAAAATTAGTGTATTTGGCATAACTCGATTTCCAAAATGATTTGCTTGGATTACCATTTAATATTACATTTTGTTGGCCTTGAGCCACAAGTTGCATTAAGCCGCCGGTCATTTGTTATATACAAATACTAATATTTAATATTTAATTGGCAAAAAATACTCTAATTGTATATTATGGCCGACGAATCTATTTCAATTCAACAAACGATGACTAAAAAATACGAGGAATTAGTTGACAACATTCGTGAGTTAGATCAAACCTTCATAACAAACATGTTAGTACTGTTAATTGTGTTTATTATATGCTTGTTGTTATTGTATATATTGTATACTACCAAACTTGAAGCAAGTGAGTGCGCCTACATGACCAAAATGTATGGTGATTTGAATGGTAAAATAAAGTCCAATACAGCAGACTCAAGCGATTTCTTGTGCAATTATTATGTAAAGACGGCTTACAATTGTTGTTCGGGTGGAAGCTACAAGAACGATTATGTGAATGTCTGCAATTTAAAGAGTGTTATAAAACAGGGGGCTAGGTGTTTGGATTTCGAAATATACTCCGTTGATGGGCAGCCCGTTGTTTCCACATCCACAGCCGACAACTATTATGTTAAGGAAACCTACAACTATGTCAAGTTTTCAGACGCGATGAGTATTATTAAGTTGTACGCTTTTGGAGATGGAGCGCCGAATAAGTTGGATCCCATCATACTCCATTTGCGATTCAAGAGCAATAACCCGGAAATGTACAAGGAAATAGCAAATATATTCCAATCGTACACGAGGGAAATGCTCGGAAAAGAGTTTAGTTATGTAAACTATAATCAGAATTTGGGATTGCGTCGTTTGTCTGAACTGAAAAGTAAGATTGTGTTAATCGTGGATGAAAGCAACAAATCATTTCAAGATAACACCAATTTGGTCGAGTATATAAATGCAACGAGTAATTCTGGTAATATTCGTTCCTATCCATACTTTGGAGTGAAAAATGTTCCCGACATTGACGAATTGAGCAATTTCAACAAGGGGTCATATATGACAATTGTTTTGCCCGACGGCGGGGTGAATCCGCCGAATCCAAGCGCAGATTATGCGCGAGAACTTGGATGCCAATTTGTTGCGATGCGTTACCAATATGTAGACAACTTTTTACTAAGTGACATTAATTTCTTTGACAATAACGGATATGCATTTGTTAGGAAACTGGAGAATATGCGATATGAGCCAGTCACAATTCCACCACCCGTCGAGCAAGATCCATCTCTCTCGTATGAACCAAGAATACTAGATGCTCCTCTAGGAGTTACATATACTGTATAATAATTTTCTCTCGATTGTATATGAAGAAAGAAACAGTAAAATGCAATAAATCAATGACATTTCAAGAATGCGAATTAGCCATTCTTCGAAGTGCTGTTGATTTAGCCGAAACAAAAATGGGAAAACGACTCGTCAATACACCAGAAGTCCAAGAGATGATTCAAATAGTCGAAGATTTTTTGAAAAAGAAGAGTCTGATTTGTTATGGCGGCGTTGCAATTGATGCTCTGCTTCCTGAACAAGACAAGATCTACGACAAGGAGGCTGAGCTAAGCGACTACGATTTCTACTCTCCCAATGCGATGGAAGATGCCAAAGAGTTGGCGGACATTTATGCGAAGAAGGGATACACAGAAGTGGAGGCGAAAGCCGGAGCTCACAAGGGAACATTCAAAGTGTACTGCAATTTCCTGGGTGTTGCCGACATCACCTATATTCCTCCCGAACTGTTCAATGCGTTGAAAAAGGAGGCTGTCCGCGTCAAGGGTATCTTGTATTGTCCAGCCAATTTCTTGAAGATGGCAATGTACTTGGAGCTCTCCCGACCAGCAGGGCAAATTGACAGATTTGAGAAAGTGTTTAAGCGTCTCTCTCTACTAAATAAATACTATCCGTTGAAGACAGTTGACTGTGATTCTATTGATTACCAACGAGCAATGGGCGACATTACAAATGAAGATGAAATTTACAAGGTGACGCGAGAGACATTTGTCAATCAAGGTGTCGTATTCTTTGGAGGTTACGCGATCAATCTGTATTCGCGGTACATGCCGGAAAAGCAACAACGGAAGGTTAAGCATATCCCCGATTTCGATGTTCTCTCGAACGATCCAGAAACAACATGTGAAATTGTTGAAGAAAGGCTGAATGATATCGGCATTCAAAATGTCAAGATCGTGAAGCACGAACCTGTCGGTGAAATAATACCTGTGCATTACGAGATTATTGTAAATAAGGACACAATTGCATTTGTATATAAACCAATCGGGTGTCACAGTTACAATGTCATCAAAATAAGCGGACAGAAGGTCAATGTTGCATCAATTGATACCATGTTAAATTTCTATCTTGCGTTCCTGTACACGGATCGCGACTATTACACTGAATTTATGGATCGAATTTTGTGCATGTCCAAGTTCCTGTTTGATGTGCAGCAGAAGAACCGTTTGGAGCAGAAGGGTCTGTTGCGAAGATTCAGCATCACTTGCTATGGACACCAGGAGAGTGTGGCAGAGATGAGAGAACATAAGAATCACATGTATGTAGAACTAAAATCGAAGAAAGGAACCAAAGAGTATGATGAATGGTTCTTGAGTTATAAACCTGTTACTGTTAAGAAAGACAATGGTGATAAGGCTGAAAAAAAGGCACCAAAGAAGAAGAAGCTGAAGAAAACCGCAAAGAGAAAGTCATTTTTTGGAATTTATTATTCAACAAATAATACAACCAAACGAAAGAAACGAAAATATTAAATTTATGTAACCGTTATTGGTTTCATAAATTTACACACTATAAATCAAATACGGCACTATATAGACCGCAACAATCATTGTGATCAGATTCACATTCAAGCTTTTGCCTTTCAAGTAAGATCCGATGAGTATAGCACAAATCATCATCGCACTATCCGAGAGAATAGCTTTATATCCATTCTCTCTGCCGTAATCTTTGAATATGTCCAATATCTGGGATCTACCGCGAGGGACCGACATGCACAATTGATAAAACAGAATATCATGAACAACCTGTATGCAGACCGCTAATCCAATGAACTTGATGAGAGAATATTCCTTGAAAATATAGGGATACAACAAACGCGCTAAAATGATTCCAATGAAAATGATCAATACATCTGCAATAACAGCGCTTAAACTCAGATCTGCGTACCAGGTTTTCAGAACATTCGATTTAATCGCGCCGCCGATAAGTAGACAAATAACAATCATATCTGTTATCAGAACACCGTTGAAGATGGACAGGTAATCGCTTGTGTCGCCGAACTGAGAAATATTCTTGAACAACATCTATACTATATAATATGATAATAAGTATATGTTATCACATACACTCGTTATCACATACACTCGTTATCACATACGCTTGTTATCACATACACTCGTTATCACATACGCTTGTTATCACATACACTCGTTATCACATACAATAGGACTCCAACATAACTCCAAAACATTCCTTAACGATCCGTGCAAACAGTTTATAGAATATGGATGTTTCTAATCCATTGGTATATCGCCCTATTATATTCAAAATACATATGGTATATACAAGGACTGTTTCGTATATTGATTTTATAGATGAACGCGATCTGTTTATTATGCCCCAATCATTCACATAACTGCACATCGGGGTATCGGTTTGCTTAATATAAAAGTTATGAATGTCCAACATTCCACTCAGTACCCGATGGCAGTTTGTCTTTTCATTTTTTACATTGAAAAAATGTAATATTTTGTCGTATCCAAACAGATCTAAATGTAGAATCTTCCGAGACGAGCATGGATTGAACATATACGGGTTCACTCCATCAAAATACTTACCTTTATACAGTAACTTTCCATCCATTATGAAAGGCAAATGGCAAGACTTGGAGATAGTGTCAAACACATCATTGTTAGATTTGTAAACACATTTAGTTATTTTATTTCTAGTTTTAATGTTATTGTATGAAATATACAATTTATTATTGAATTGTTTGTACATATCTTTGTCAATAAGTAAGTGTTGTTTGATCTGCTGGATACATGTCATCGTGTTTGATGTTTTTATCTCATTGTAAAATATATTATATAAATCAGGCATTGATTCGAGAGAATCGGACAAATACAAGAGGGCAACTATTGATCCCACACTTGCTCCTGAAATTCGTTCCACTTTGATGTATTTTTGTCGCTCCATCTCCTTCAAAAAGTGAACTGCCCCTACCAAATATGATCCGTTGAACATACCACCGTCCAAAACAAGGTCCAACCGCAATGGTGACTTTTGTTGTTTGAATTTATCTGGTAGATTGTCTATCAATTTGTTGACATATTGATTTATCATTATACACATAGGTATAAGATTTTTTGATTTATCTTGCCGCAGGTTTAAAGTTTACCACAGATTATTTTTTGCGTGATACAAAAAATAATATATGTTACTATTTCTTATAGTTTTTTCGTCTCTTATTGGTTTTTCTTCTCTTATTGGATTTTCGTCTCTTATTTATAGTCCGGCGTTTATGTCTCTTATAACCACCGCCTTTGCCAGCCTCGTTAAATGCCTCATTAGCTAGACCTAATCCGAGTGCACGAAGTCCTCCCCACGGGTTTCCTTTTATCAGATGACCCCACGCTTCAGCAACTTTTTCCATGGCACCCTTTGCTGCTTTTGCAGCATTTATTTCTGCTAGTGCAGCTTCCTTTAACTTTTCAGGTGCCTTAACCAAAGTATCTAATAACTCTGATCCAACTTGTTTTTTTGCTAGAACAGCTTGTATAAATAAATCTCTAGATTGACTTGTCACTGCATCATTGAATCCAAGTGCGAGTTGCCTGAGGTATAAATCAACTATTTTTGATAATACTGGATCCTTTTCTTTAATTGTTTTTATTGCAATTGCTATCTGATTTAGTTTGGTTTTCTTTAATTTTTCATCTTTCAAAGGTTTATTATCAAAACCAACCATTTTTAGACCTTGATTAATAAAATCTTTTGCAACTTGAACAAGCCCTTCTGAAGCTTGGTTTTCTAATTTAATTAGTTCATCCATACGATGATTAAATTCGGCGAGTGTAGGATTTTTTGCCTCATCCAAACCCTTTAAATAATAACCAAGAGTAGAATGTTGCGTAGTTCCGCTCAACTCAAAACTATAAGCACCATTTGGTGTCATAGCGCATAAACCGCTGGATTCTGTACAAGGATATATTTTCATTGAATTAATTGCTGCAAGACTCCCAATTGCGCTTGAACCAAACCCTGCAGCCAATTCTGTTGCACAAGCAAATGCATCACCATCTAAACAAGGTTGCCACATGCCTTGAACCACTGTGTATGTCTCATTAAATTTTGTAGCCGCAAGTTCCATCTTATCAATTACGCCATCCAAATTCTGTATGGGCTCATTCATTAATTCAGTCACATTAAACAAACCGAGATATTCCGCCGCAACACCAACACGACCAAGCTCGTTTTTTATACTATCATATGCACCAAGACCAATTGCCGCCGATTGAGCTACTGTCTCTACACCAGTTTGGAATGTGGTCAAAAAACCAACAGCTGCTACTACGCCACACAAAATAGCAACTTTTCCTTTCCCCTCCCCACCAACATATGAATACTTAGGTTCTTCCAGACTTAAAACACTAGTTTCAAGAGTTTTGAAAAAGGTTAAAAAATCATCAGGTCTCATACCATGTTTGATAAAAACAAAATAAAAAAAGTCAATGTCAGACAAAATCCAAAGCATTGCAATATAAAAATTATTAGTATTACACCATAGTTCAACTAATTCTGATATGAGAATTTCTTCACCAGGACGAGATGTATTGATTTGTTTCAATTCATTTATGATTTTAGAATTCAAACTATTTATCCGGTTATGTAATTCACGATCATACCAAATTCCAAATTCGTTTAATAAACCACTTATGTTTTTGTATGTGTTCATCGATACAACTGGGCTTGATAAATCCAGTAAAGGTGAAGAATCTTGTCTACGGATCATTCCCGCCATAATATATATATATATATATAGTTATATTATTATCCTATTTAGCTATTGGATTAGAACTGTCCAAAATGCGTAGTTGTCTTATTCATCAAGTAAAACATGAGACCGAACAAAATACTGCTAAAAATGTAACCATTGATGTTGAAATTTCCATCGGTTGAAAATAACACCGGGAAGTATCTGAACAGCTGTCTTCGGAACACTGGCAACTGGAACAAGAAATACATCACTGCCAGCAGCATGGGGGTCTGAATCTCACTGTAAAGATCATCCAGCGACTCATTGCGCGACGCTTTTCGGTTGTAGTCGCTCACCATATCAGGACCTTCCTCATAACCCTTGATGTAGTCTTCTCTAGTTGCTTGTTGTGGAATGTAATTCACTTGGACTTGTGGATCCGCGTTTATATTACTAGTGATCATCGGAATATCACGCGAAGGAAGCTGCGTGGCCCCAGTAGAAGAGGCTTGCTGGAGGCCATTCACAATTTGGTTGATTGTGTTCTGGTCCAGATTGAACGCCGGTTGACCTTGACTAGGTCCTGGTACCTCAGATGCACTTATTTTGATGTTGCTACCACCTCCTCCGCCAGTCGGATCGGTTGGCAAATCCATTATACTGGTTGTATCGTTGTTCATGAATAGTATGAAGAATGATTGCTCATACTATTTACGCATTTCTATATGTTTCTCTAAAAGTCTACAATTCGCTTTGCGGCGTTGCATTTTGTGGAAGTTGGAACATACTTGAAACATTTATTATCGTGACTATAAATTTTATCTGAAATATTTTCTAAAGGAGGCGCATGAAAAATAACACAACCTCTATCTTTGCAGACTTTTCTAAACAATGATGCCAGTCCGAGTCCGAGCAAAATCGACATTAAGTATTTGCCCGTTGTTGTGTGAACAAATTTACCAAATTCAACCATTGAATATATTATATGGTGACATAAGAATATTATGTCTCGTTATTTATGCCTGTATTGGAAGAGCATTTATTAACGATATGTCTTTCGGGCATTTAACCTCAACCGGCTTAAAGTAAAAGCAGTTATCCGCATTATCTTTAAATAGCACCTTCTCTACATTTTCCGGGCTTGGATATATGAAGACAGTTTTCATTTCAGGTCCCAGTATATAGACGAAGAAAATACCCACCGCAAAACTGATCAAAAAAACCGGTAATGAAATGTAATTCAACAGCATATTATTATAATAGTGATATTTAATTATGCAAGAATTGAATTCTATTTACACCTTTGCCAAAGAACAGTGAAAGACGCCGAACCCTTCGTCTCGGCGTTTTACAAGTTCTAAGAATGTGCAATGGTGTATACAAACAACCGAATAAAATATATTATATATATAATGACAACTGTAAATGTTTATTATTCGCTGGTGTTGTCTGTTACGGTTCAAATTATAACTGGAATACTTGACTTCACTGTTTTGCTATTGAAAGTTCCCTCCAAAATCTACATAATTAAACAACTTTTGTTTTGGGAGGTGATCGTTCAAGTCATAGAGGGAGCATTTTATTTATACTGGTTGTATGATTTTAAAAATATAAAAAATATTACGCCCAAAAGATATATTGATTGGATCATAACAACCCCGACAATGTTGGTAACATTAATTTGCTATTTAATATTTTTACAGTATAGGGACAAACAACTATCGCATCAATTAGATTTCTTCGTATTGATAAGAGAAAATTTTGATTCGATTCTCCAGATTCTTTCGTTAAATTGGTTAATGTTATTTTTTGGATATTTAAGTGAAGTTAATTTGATTCCTACTATTGCTGGCGTTTTGTTAGGATTTATTCCATTTTTGATATATTATTACATGATTTATACAAGATATGCAATCTACAGCAAAGATGGAATGAATATATTCCTGTACTTCTTCTTCTTTTGGTCATTGTATGGTGTAGCAGCTCTCTTTTCTTATAATATAAAGAATAGCTTCTATAATATATTGGATTTATTCGCGAAAAACTTCTTCAGTGTCTTCTTAGCGTATGTAATATTACGAGAGATTTAGTCCAGCGACTCATAAGACTCATCCTCTATTTCCTCACCTATGTTTAGTCCGGATTCTTCGTCAGACTCAGACGACGAATCGGAAGAAGATTCAGACTCTTCATCCTTATTTGCTACGGGTTGCGGTTTTTGTTTCTCTCTTGTCAACACTTTTGTTTCCACAAGCGCAACTTCTAAACTCTCTATTGTTTGCGGTGTTTGGATCAAATGATATGTCATTGTATCCTCGTCATACCACACAATACTCTGCTTGTATTTCAACTTCATAATCTTATCCAATTGCGGTTTCAACTGTTCCACATACACCTTGACTGCGGACACTACATTCTGGTCTTCGTATTCTTCCCCATTTAAAAAATCCTTGATGGTTTGTATAGACTTGTAACTATCGGCAATCAGTTTGTTCAACTCTTGTTTATCCGCCTTGTTATCCACCTTATCATAAAAGATCTTGGTGTAATACTCAATACTGCTACTGTACTCATTTATCTGCTTCTTCAGCTGATCAAAGTTTTCAATTACCTCTTCCGACTTCATATACCCAAATAGCAGCTTGTTCTTCTCATCGATAATTTGTTCCTTTATATGCTCCATCTCTTGCTCGTCGTGCTTCAAAATGTCTTGCACACCTTCGTGACTACCTGCAACGATTTTGATGTTTAGAGAGCAAGGATTGGTCACAACACCACATTTGGCGGTCAATACGCGCGACAACTCCTTTTCGTCAAACGAACCGGAGAAGAGGGTTCCTCCTTCCCTTTGACAGTTCACGCACTTCGGTTTAAGTTTCATCAGCTTTTTTCTAATGTCTTGCTCGGTAACATTCTTTTTCTTCTTCTGCTTAAGTACATCGAACCTCTGGGCCTTGATACTGTTTTCATATGCATCTTTCAATTTATAATATTCGTCAAACAAGATTGATGTCATGTCTTATACACTGAGGGCCTATTTTATTTTTGTGTTTATAGCGTCAAATTCACTATCCCAAGATGGTAGACCAGTGATCAACTCTTGATGTGCGCGCTTCTTCGATTCTTGGAACTGCTTTATTTTTGATAATATATATTGCTGTTTTTCACGATCTTTGCTTGCTTTTTCGGCTGGAGTTAAGCGCCCCTTGTATTTGTAGAATAAGACTCCCGCTAAAAAGAGTAAAAACACCGTTAAAATAGATACATTGAAAACCACATTGTGGAACTGGTTCTTTGCTATGTGACATTGTTTTAGTGTCTGATTCAAGAAATATTTTACACCTGGTTCGGTTAATGTTGGTTTAGAGAAATAACCGTCGTCCATAATACATTACCGTGTATTAAAATAAATTAATTTATTCGTAATAAGTATATGGAAAGTAGTTCTTATTTCAATACAATTGCATTTTTATTAACAACTCTGTTTTATAGCATGGTAATGAGACCAGAGTTGAAAATAGAGCAAATGTCTCCTGAGAAATACCCGGAATACAAGGCAAATAATTACTTGTATTTAGGTGCTTATTTGCTGCTTGTGATAGTTGTTCAATTTTCCGTGAACTCGTCTATCATTGCGAACAATTGTGGTGGTTCCATGAAAGAGAATGTTGGGGCTGCTGGCTCACTGACATTTATTCCCTGGTTACTGATATTTGGTGTGATGATGCTGATATTGGTTATTTACCCAGGGTTCAAGAGCGCGTTTTCCGATGTAGTTGGATACTACTATGTCTCGACCAAAGCAAATGACATTTTGACTACAATACTGAAAGATTCGCGCATTGAATCTACGATGAATCCGAATGCGACACCAGCAGAAAAACAAAGGATCGAAACGACTGCTGACGCAATCATAAAAATAATGGGTAATAGCGCAGTGGTAATCAATCAAATTGTTCCTGAGAACTTTGTCCGTTATTGGGACACATTGAAGCCTTTGATGAAGGATGAGTACACTGCGAATGAACCACTGGAGTTGAAAGCCCAACTGTTTGAGCTTGTTGTCACTCGCGACTATATTGGAGAAATGATGTGGTATATATATACAGGCGTTCTCCTCACATTTTTGGTTGGGTTGAAGATTGCATCAAGGGGATGCGACAGCAGTCCGGAAACAATGGCAAAGAATTTGCAAGCTTATCAGAACGCACAGGCAAAGGAACTTGTTACAAAAGGCAAGGTCCAATAAAAATTGATTTTAATTTATTGCATGATTATAAATTAAAAAGTAGTATAGTTATTTAGTATATGTCGCAAATCACTCATTCGAGTAGTTCAGCGTTTGAACCATTTCAACGAACAAGTTCTAAAACAGATATTCAAGACCAAAAACATCACGTGATCGACACGATCAATGCACGAAAAGATAGAAAAAAGGCGTTTAATAACCTTCGCGAACTGTTCAAATGCAGCGGTACGACAGCAAGACGCGTTTTGCCTTGCTTAAAGAGTCAATTCGAAGAAAATGGTACAAAGGGGAATATTTCGATGTAATAATTATTCAATAAACACATAATATTGTCTCGTGATAACTAATATATAAAATGGAGCCTTGATATAGATTCTTTTTTCTCTGTGATTGTTGATATACAAAAAGAGGTGAATGTTCGACAGTGTCATTGTAATAGCATATAATGCGTATGCTATTTCAATATTGGTATTGTACTGTTTCGCAAGTACATATGTATTGTACATACCCGATCCAAACTCGGCCAAACCTAATGTGTATGTGTCTTCAATTGTACTGGAATAATACAGACATCCCAAAATTCCTACCAAATGATGAGCAGCGATCAGGTAACTGATTTGATACAGGAAATCTTTCATCAACAAAACACAGAATATAGCATTGAATACATTTGTGTCGACATAAATCGAGAGCGGCAATAACAAGAACTGACTACATGTGTGCATTTCTAAAGGAAACTTGTGACTCATTACTTTACATATATACTTTATTTATGTGACTCCTCTACAATAAATTTTTTTGCTACATTCAAGTTTACAATCATATCCGTATATCGTGTCGCTTCGTATCGAGTGGTGTAATGATTCGTATTTGATAACCACAATGATAAATAATTCCCATTTTTCTGTTCGGTTAACCAGAACTCGGGAGAATTGTATTGGATGTAATTACACACCCCTAATTTTCTAATGTATTGCGATTTTGCCCACCAGAAATTACCGGAAAAGTGGAGACGCGGTTCGTCATGTAAGTTAACTCCAACTGCATCATAGTTTGCTAACTCCTCCATACAAATGTCGTGCCTGTATATGTTGAAATAAGTCAAATATTTAACCCAATCCGTTATACACGGGTTGTTGATATGTCGGATACCCTTTGTGTGAATGTACAAGACATTAAAGTCTTCGTTTTGTGAATGTTCATACAAAAGGTTGAGTGTGGGGGTTTCGAACAAATTCAGGTTATTGGACACGCCTATAATTTTTATCTTCGGATCATACTCGGATAACCAGTAAATGTCTTGGTTATTGGTAGTCAATACATTGCATCGGATCTCGGTTACTTTGGAATACAACCCGCTCTCCTTTACATCATAAATCAAGAGTTTGAAAATGTCTTGCCAATTGTTCAGGCAACACACATGAAAATAAATATATGTATTCATCTACATTGAACAAACACATATATTCGACTGGTTTTACGAAAGATTGTTTTTGTCAATTGTCATCTCCTTGGCAATCTTTCTGATGATCTTGTTCTCACTATCATAATCATTACACTTGGACCCACCTCCCATCGCCTCAATTACAATCTTACTGTAGGTATCTGAATACTTGGATTCACTTGTAATACAATCTGGATACTTTTCCTTGAACAACGATAAACACTTGCTGTTTCGGAATGCCACCTTCTTGATAAGCTTTCTGACATTCTTATTATCTTCATCTTCCTTTGTCCAAACACCGCCATCTTTAATATAAATGGTTTCTCTCTTCTGATCCGTACAGTGAACTGGGCGTTTCGTTATGTCAAGTGCCTTCAAATTCTTAAGTATGATATTGGATATCCCGTCTACATACCCAACTTTTCCCATATGCTCTAGGTCTGCAAGCTGAAACTTGATGGAATCTACGAAATCCGTTATATTCATAGCGTCTTTGCAATCCTCGTTCAGAAAGACTTGCAGATTGAATGTCTTGTTATGAGAGTTGACAGTGTTTATCGTGTTATTGTTTGTTATGTTATTTTTCTTTATAGCTTCACTAAATGTATCAACCATCTTAGTGTTCTGTTCGATGAGCAACTCTTTAAACTCTTGGTTTTGTTTGATTAGTTGGACAATTAGATCAGCGTCAGTTGGTTTGTCGAATGCTTGGTATGTCTCTGTATCTTCGACACCCTTGCACTTTTTCTTATGGTTATACAAGCTCTGGCGATGTAAATACTCGTTACCACATTTGCACTTATAACAGTTTCCTGCACTTTTATGTAAGTCATTGTCAGTATCAGTGTAAGTATTCTGGTGTTTTGCAGTGGACAAATGTCTTGACCACAACCATTTTTGACAGCATGTATAGTCACATTTATCGCATATAAAAACCGGACCACTTTCACAACCAGAATTGTAAGTATTTTGAAGCATTTATATACTTACAGAAAAAAGTTGCTAAAGAAACCCGAACTAGTCAAATCAAAATTTTATGCTCACAAAGTGAAAAATATTTTTTCAATCGCCTGACGCTAAAAAAAATTATGGTCACAATTTTTCGAAAATACAAGACTTAGTCCTCCCTTTTCAAAAATGGACATTTATAAATGTCCAAAATCGATTTTCCGAGAATGGTCTTGGACTTTTTTATTGCATATTTTATATATATTATCGATTTTCCTACTTAAAGAACAGATTTTCTAAGGCTTCTCTTAATAAAAAAACTAACAAGAATCGCTGAGCAATATGATCAGATTAAACGACTCAAACCGAGTTTAATTTTCTCAATATTTCGCACTCTGGATACAATGTTTTAAAAACATTATAATAATTGTGAACCCATGGTTTATGACAAGCGAATGGGGTTTCTGAGAAAACTTCATCTACACAAAAATTGGTTGCTTTGTTATATTCAGGTTTATGCACATGTATATTAGGATAGTTTGTGCTAAAATATAAATCCTCGTATTGGTTATTCCACGGTATTGTTTCAATGATTTCAATCATCTTTGACTTTCTTCGCAAACTACAACCGCCATTCCCTATAAAACCACAATTGATTGTTGGAGTGTAATTTGTGATTAACCATGGTGATCCGACATAGTCGTAATCTAAAAAATCATAGATATTATTTGCATTTTTCTTAAAAAACATAGAGTCTGTTTGAAACACCAAAAAGTGTTCAGTCAAAATTGAATCATATATTACACTCTTAGTGCTCAACAGACCACTGTATGCAAATAAATCAAGGTTTGAAATGTTCAACTGTATCAGAGACAACCGTTCGTTATTCAATCGTTGAGATATTTTATCCACATACTCAACATTATCGTTTCCATGAAACAATACAATTTTCCATTCTGACGATAGACAATAAAGTGCATTGTTTAATACAAATTCTAATGCGTGATGCTTTCTTGGCTCGATAATTATTGCTGTATATTTGTAGGGTGACATAGAGTCAATGGTCATAAATAATGTACAATATAATAAATATCTAAATCGTTTATTTTGGTTTAAATATTTGTAAAATTACTAAATTATAATGAAAGTTATCTATCGTATAAGCGATAAGGGGAACCAAAAAGTTCGTCCACCATATGTAACACCTTGTAATTGTTTCTTACATTTTATCAATATATTTAAAGGGTATGATATAAGAGTTATCGCTGATAATGTTGACGATACAACATATGATTTTCTATTGAAATATGTTGAGAAAGACAAACTTATTAGAACGAGTTTATTAAATGGCGGGTCGTTTATATTTGCTGTTAATTATGCAATTGCGAACTTTGCCGAAGATGAAAAAATTTATTTCGCAGAGGATGATTATATTTACACCAAGGCTGCTCCACAGATTATAGAAGAGGGATTAACTATTGCTGATTATTCATCTGGTTATGATCATCCGGATAAATATCACAATCACGATGAGGGCGGACCCAACCCATTTATTTCGGGTGGAGGTGAACAAACTAGAGTTGTTATAACTCAAAGCAGTCATTGGAAGTTTACGAATAGTTGTTGTATGACATTTGCTACTACTGTTAAGATATTAAAACAAGATTATGATAAATATATGAAATATTGTAGTGGTAAATATTGTAGTGATTTTGCGTTGTTTTGTGATTTACTACAAAATAAAAACAGAAAACTTGTATCATGCATTCCTAGTGTTTCTACACATGGAGAATCCTTTTATTTGGCAAAGTTTATAGATTGGGATAAAGAATTTATAAAGTCACTAGAATAATCTCATATATATCGAATAAAAACGAACAAATTTGCGTTTTCAACTAGAAAAGATTTAAAAATATTCATTTTATAATAGTATAATATGAATGCAGTAAAGGATGATTGGGAAGATGACGATGAAGACGAATCGTCGCAGTTAATTATAACCCAAGCAGAACAGATGAAACTAGACGCGCAGAAAAGGGAAGAAGATGCAGATCACGAGCTCACTGAAGATCTCTTTGCATTGAGTAAGCAAAATAAACAACCTGCTCTAATATTCAAGCCTGTACAAGAAAAACCCTTGTTTACGAAACCAAAACATCATGTGTCTAAAAAAGAAGATAATGAGAGAAAAATCAAAGAGAAGGTTGCTGTGAAAAAACAAGTAGCTGCAAGTAAACAGAAACACGCATCAGTCTTTGGGCACGCAGAGCTAGATTTATTACAAGATGAATACTGCGATTACGAGGATAGATATTAACTAAAGGAATCGCGGATAAGCAACAAAGTACATGACTGCCAGGTAGCTCAATATACCTAAAATAATCGATAAGAGCCAAACTGGCAGAATTGTCTTGTTCTTGTAACCAACCCCGAAATCGCGTAAACTTCCATCGCGATTGTACAAGAATGCGGGTTTCATAAATTGGATCGATCCGAATAGAATTATAAATAATAAAATAGATACAGTTGGAATATTTTGTTGTATGTAGTGACGAAGGAACATCTATATATATCCACTTTTAAAAAAGTGGATCAAAAACCCACTTTTTTCACAGAAAAAAGTGGATACAAAAAAGCGAATATTATGAAAAGTGATTTGGCTCTACCTTTCCTAAAGGTAGGAAGAATCAAAGTCGTCGACTTCATATCCCTCCGGATCGCCATTGTCATAATCGTCCGTCTGGCGCCCCATGTCGTACACATCACGGTCTATCTCTTCCGCTGCAGCGGCTTCAGCCACAAAATCACCTAAAAACAAATCAATGTTATCATCATCAACTTCCCTGTTCTTCTTCCTCAAATTTCTCTCTAACTTGTCCATCGTCTCTGTGAATTCAAAGTTGCGATCATATGCGTCGCGATCAAACACTGTGTAACTCTTTTCCAGACCTTTTCCCCATGCCTCTAATTTGTTAATCTTTAAAACCCTGTCAACCTCCTTCTCATCATCGCTCATTGCCACGAGCCGGTCCATAATCATGTGCTTCTCCTTCTCCTTCAGCTTGAACACTTTGTCTAAAATATCCTCGTAGGAAATATCAATTGCATCCTTGTGATTATCCATGATAGAGAGAAACGAGAACAGCAAATGAGCAGTGCTTCGTTTGAGCTCCTTCAAGTTCCCCTTCTGTATGAACATGTCCGTATCATCTTCCACAGAATCGTCGAGATTCGCGCGTGTTTCCTCGTCTTCAACAAACTCGGTAGTGAGTAATTCATCTGTGTCCGCTTTTGTCACCGGTTTCATCATAATCATATTCGTATCGTCGGACATCTTGACATAGTTCATCAATGTCGACAGCAGATAATATTCAAACAGCTGCTTCCCGATCCGTTCATTCAATATCGGATAATTGTCCTTGCCTTCATCGTCTTTCGTCGTTGAAAAACAAGGCGTAACATCGGCAAACTGTGTCCAAACCTTGCACATATCTTGCACCTTGTACAACAATTTGGTCAGCGCAACCGAATCATAGAACACCTTCAGTCCTGAGTAATATTCCATGATTTTCTGCCTCAGCTTGCCAGCGTGAATTGTCGACAAATTCCAATAGCTGGGAATCGTGGTATCCAAGTAATCGACCTTGTTCAAAATGATGTTGGGGAAGACATTTGAAAACATACTAACGAAAGTCCTAAAAAAGTTCAGGTTGTTGTATATCGACTCATTGGTAATCTTCTTATTATCATTGCGCATAGACTTGTCAGTTGACCAATCTGCCATGGTCTGAACAAATCGTGTCATTCGCGCGGCTGTCTTATTGTCCATTTTCTCTCCATAATAGTCCTTTATGAACTTGATCAACTGCGATTTCATTTCAGTTATGTTTTTATTCAAGAATGTATCGAGTGCTTTTGATTCGTTGCTCATTTTGTCGCTGACGACATCGTATGTGTCAATCACATCGTAAATTAGCGATTTCAACTGGACATCAATGTTAATTTCATCTCCAGCATTTAATGACTCCAGCAGCGTTGTCAACCGATACACAGATGAATGATTCGAATTATCAATTTGCACCGATACACGATTCTCGTTGGCTTGGAGTTGCAGGAGAGTAAGGAATTGTTCATCGTTGTATTTGTATCCATTTTCCTTTAGCTTTCGAATGAGCTCTCCGAGCGAGTCGTTCATATTGATTTCCGGCTTTTCCTTACATAACATCAATAGTTCGGGTGGGGTTGGCACATTCGATTTGAATTTGCAATAATGGATGAATGCCAAGTAGATGGTTCTCTCGTCGAACACTTGAGTAACTGGTGGATATATGTTTTTTGTGTTAATATTACTCATTACCATTGACGCCTTGGAAATTGCGGTAATGTCTGCCATCATTTTCGTCAGTTTAATAACGGTATCATTACACTGTTGGATAGTGGGATCTTCATTCATGAAATACTGAATCGTGTTCTCATCCTTCTTGCCGTAACAGCAGGAATTCTCCAAATATGGTTCATTGTACGAGTTGAACAATATGGAATCTTTCTTCGATACGATTGTTTGAATCTTCTCCTGAAGTGCAAGAGAGAAAAGAATGATCTTTGAGCCAATCACCAATATTTTCTCGGTCTGTTTCCTAGAACCACTCTTGAAATCATCCATTAAATTGTTCTTGAACTCATTCGACACATTTGCCAAACTCTTAATCTCTATTTTTGAAAGAGGCGGGAGAAATCCAGACCAGTTGTGCACATTATACTCATCCGGCACAGACTCACCTTGATCGATTAGCAAATATTCAACCTTTTCTTGAAATTTTCGTATAACATCCGGCAGTGAAAGTAAAAAGTCCGATGTATAATCTTTGATTTCGTCACGAATCATCGTCTGTTTCACCTTCCGCAGTACAAGCCACGGATTAGTGCTGGACTTCTTGATCTTGTACACAACACACGAAATATATTCAACTGCTCTCAGGTCGCTAGAATCATCAAACGGGAATCCCTTGAATGATCTCGCGCAGTTCGGGTATGTTTTGCGCGTCTTGATCGATGGTATAGCTGTTTGAATTGCGATCAACAGCATTCCGAGAGAACAGTACAGGAGATGGGTATTGTAGAAGACATCGAACGACGGGATCGACTTACCCTTCTTCAACGCATTCTTCTCCTCGATCTCATATTGCCCTCTGGAAGGGATACTGTTTAGTGTGGCCAAGACGCTATTCACAATGAAGATCTTCTGCGAAGCTATGCTAACACCCATGGCGAATGAAACAGTGTCGACGACATTGGAGACAATTTTGGATTCCGGAGTATCGAATGTGAGCTTGTTTGCAGCTGCGGCGGCGATTTCTATATCCTTCTCCAAAACTGATCTAGTAGAAGCCTTGAATCCGGACTCTTCATATCCCTCCTCAACATCGAGATCAATGGAGCAGAAAGTCCATCCGCTGTGCTTATCCACCCACTTGTCGCCATCATCGCTCTTCTTACCAATCTCGGTCTTCAGTTGTTCAATATAATCTGGATAATTATCACGATCAGTGAGGAAAACTGTTGCCATGTTATATTTGAATGTCGGCAGCAATTTCACATTTGTTGAAATACAGTACAGCCAATGCGGGGTTTCAATGTCACCGAGTGGGCCGAGACCAGTGGTAATTGCCTTTCGCGTGAATGCCTTCACAAACCTAATAATGTCGTGCTGTTTCTTTACGAAATCGCCTTCCGAAAGAATCAAGTTTCGAATCTTCAAGTATGGCGAAACTTCGCCGACAGCTTCTTCAGTAATCGCCATTGCGAGCTTCTGGTTGTTGTACTTCATCATAGTTCCAAGAGCGATTCGGCGAAGAGAATCGACAATTGACAAACGATACTCGTAGTCATCGAAAAGTTTCTGTTTTAGAATTTTCTTAGACACGATATATTTTTCGTCAAACTCGTTGATCATATCGTTCAACAATTCGTTCTTATTCCTTACTTCAGTCTTGCCCATGCCTTCGCAAGTTTCATCGTATCCAGAAGTGTTGTTCATGCACTTCTTTTGCAAATTGCACAAGATATCCTCGTCGTTGCTGAACAGTTTGTCTACAGGTTTTTCCGTCTTGGTCCACACATTCTTCTCTCGAATGTAGTAATCGAAGCCATCAGCACTTTTATAATCTTTCAACAGAAGCGCATATTGACCATCCTGGACTTTCTTGTAACCGCTAATCAATGTTTCGGCTAGATATTTGGCTGCATTGACATCAAGCTTCTTCTTTTTCTCCAAATCAGCGACCAAATACTGTTCAAACTCATCGTGCTTCATCCGCGAAATGGCTGCTTCATAGTCGTCGATCAAATTGTAATCGGTCTTGTCGAAACGCTTATCAAAGTAAATATCGCGTTTGTTATCCTGTTCTAACTCTTCTAGATTGGCGTACCCCTTTGCAATGACGATCGTCTCGCAGTCATCTTCTACGGGTTCATCTTTAACGAGTTCCTTCTTAAACAAGCTTGACAAGTCGTCAGAGAGAACAAGCGAATCATTTTCAATCGACAAAACGCTCGCATACAAACGCCCCGCATCTTGAAGGATGACCTTGCGCAATGCCTCGTTTGTAGTGATGTTATCGGCGTGTTCGAGAGAATATGAATGGTTGACAACCTCCTTGAATTTCCCATGTACGCCATTCGTAATCAAATTGATTATGTTGGTAGAGCTGTTCGATTTCAGCTGTGAAAACATTTTGGACCTATCCACATAATTGCGATTGTAACTAGAAATCTGATTTCGGATGAAATTGACAATGTCGACATACTGAGAGTAAGTCAAGCTGTCGGTGTAAACCAGGAATGGTTCCAGCGAAGAAATGACATCAACAATCGACATTTTACCCGCAATATGCTTCTTCATTAGGTTGAACAGCATCCTCGTCTGAGGCGTGATATGGTCGACAAACTTTTGATACGCTTCAACACCTGTATTTCGTTTGTCCGATGCGAAGCGTTTGATATCTTTGGCAAATGTTGCCTCATCATACTGAACATCTTCGTCCGACACCAACACCGATTTCACAGATGTTTTCTGGTTGAGTAAACGCCACATTTGCAGTGAGGTTTGATTGAGCATTGCCTTGTCCATTAAATTGGTCCCCGGCAGATTGATGCGAGAGAACCGGATAACTGGCTCGGGAAGCATTAGAAACGATGTAATTGATAAAATATCATTGGGTGTCATTGGAATACGGTGGGACAGTCGCGAGTCTTCGATCAAGTCTAATCTAGTCAAACCCTGATTGTATCGTTCCACCATAAATTTCCTAGGTTTCAAGTTATTGTTGATTATAGCAGACGACTTCAAATCATCCAAATTGTCGGCAATCACGCATAAATCTGTACCAGTCCCTTTATCCAACAAGATACCATCAGGTGTTTCATCGTCGACAAGTTTGAAAGGAGTAAAAAATGGATTGATTTGCGTGTACAATGTCAAATACTTGTTGTACTGAATACTATTCGATTTATACTGTTCCAACTTCTCAATCAAATACTTAACTTCCTGTTGGATTGACAGATCCTCAACATCATTTGCACCATTTTCTTCAATTATATCATATATTTTCTTGACATTCTTGACAATCGGGACAATCCAGTACAAATTGATATCCAGTTCTTTGAAATACTTGGTAAGCGGTTTGTAGTTGGGGCCATTGATCAGGCGGCCGGTAACATTTCCATTTGCATCAAAAGTAGAAAATTGGTTTCGCAGCTGTTTGAATCGTTCAATCATCAAATGGATTTTTTCCATGACAAAGTCGGTTCTCTGGTTGTTGGGAATGGTAGACAAGAGATCGTCGAGCAAGTCTGTCACTTGGGCCTCGATACTGTATCTCTGTTTTTTCTCAGACACTTCTACAAGGTACTTGATCGGTCCCAATTCTTCGTCTAAAAACACGACTTGATCGGCGTTCAATATGATTTCTCTCAACTGTTCCTTGATATTCTTTTCCTGGGGTACGGACCTTGGGCCCTCTGATTCATCTTCTTCTAAGACAATTTCTCCTTCTTCTAAAGAAGGTTGAGGGGTAGCCTTTTTGGGTGGTTCATCGCGAATTTCAATGGATTTCAGTTCCAAATGTTCTGGGACTCCCTTGTACTCGAAATCAATGTAAAGAACATCGCCATCAATCGTCTTAATTTCGATCATATCATTCTCCAAGTTGGTGATTTGACCAACAAAAATGACGGGTGTGTCGCCCTCAAATGTTATGTTTACCCATACACCTGTAATGAGGCCGTTTTGTCTCGCGAACCCAAGCTCGGGGTTCCTGCTGATAAGGGCAATCTTGGTAATAGTATCACCAGCAATAATACTATCATTAATCGGTAGCTTTTTTGTATCAAAAGTCTTTGTGTTGATTAGATTCATTCTTAATTCATCAATGTAATCGATTAGGAATGTTTGGTGATTCAAATCCTCATCTTCGGGGTCATCAATCCGAATGATATCCCCTAGCCTCAATTCTACTTTTTCTACCGTTTGTTCTTGATCTTTTGCTGGTTTGTTTTTTTCCGTTTCTGATTCCATTGCCTCTATATTTGTTGTAGAAATTTATATGCTTAAATACAATTCAAAAATAAAACATATTGAACAAGCATAAAGACATTTTGAAATATATATCCAAGATGGTACTAAATTCGATTCACACTTATGATCTAACTTCGCTGATTGGACAGGATGACAACCACATCAAGACTCAAACGATGAATGGTTACACGGTTCGGCGATACGACAAGAAGGTGCTGACCCCCGATAATATTTCTACATATGGGCTATGCAGGTCGGTTATCACGGACGCGGACAACAATATTGTCGCATTTTCTCCTCCAAAGTCGCTGCCTTTCGAGGAGTTTGTTGCCAAGTATCCGGACACGAGCCAGATTGTAGCAACCGAGTTTGTCGAGGGCACGATGATCAATCTCTTTTGGGGCGACGGTGACTGGGTACTTGCTTCGCGCAGCAATGTTGGTGCGACGAACATGATTAATTCAAAGACATTTCGTGATATGTTTTATGAAGCAATGCATGCGTGTAACTTGGACCTGAATACGCTTCCGACCGATTTCAGTTACAGCTTTGTTCTGCAGCACCCCGACAATCGGATTGTTGTGCCGATCTGGAGGCCTCTGCTCTACTTGATTGCTGTGTATAGTTATCAAGGCGGCATAGTCAAGAGTCACGACCCGTCCGAATTTTTCGAGTTCAATGCGACTCTGGTGAATGTTCCGGCGGTCTACGACTTGACGAGTTACGAGGACTTTGCTCAGAAGACGAAGACGCTGGATTACACTTACTTGGGTGTTATGCTAACGAACCCTGCGACGGGCGAGCGAACGAAGATCAGGAACCCTAACTATGAGAAGGTTCGTCATCTGAAGGGGAACCACCCCAAGCTACAGTATCAGTATCTGTGTTTGCGAAAGGCGGGCAAGATTGGCCAATATTTGCACTATTATCCGGAAAGTAATCAAGAGTTTACTGGGTTCCGTGATAAGATTCATGCGTTTACCCGCAAGCTGCGCGATAACTACATTTCGTGTTATATCCGAAAGGAGCGCCCGCTGATGGAGTATTCGGATGAGTATCGTACGCACATGTATAGCCTCCACCAGATCTACAAGAACAACCTGAAGCCGAATGGCAAGATCCTTGTATTCGATGATGTTGTGAATTATGTAAATGAGCTGCATCCGAATTTGTTGATGCATAGCCTGAATTATGATCAGAAAAAGGGCTATATCAAGAAGGCAAAGGTAACTGAGAAAGTGGATGTAAGCGAGCAAGAGGTTAGTGAAGCGGCTTAAATCAGATTTTGCTCCACCTTTGGTTTTGGTTCAACCTTTTCTAAAGGTTGACGCTTTAATTTGCAGATGGAATATGTAAATGGTTGAATGGTACGAAACAGGTTGTCGGTTATATCAGCCAACCAAATTGGTAAATTTTTATTCTTGAAGTAGGTATACATAAAGTGTTTGTAGTATGGTCCAAATGTCTGCGATGTGATGTCATTGTACTCAACAATCTCAAAACCAGCGTCGATCAGTTGCTGCTTCCACTCATCTTGGCCAATCAAATTTTGTTTGGGTATGTGCAGAAAGTCAGAAAATATTTTTAGAAACAAATCATTTATTATGCTTTGTTTGTAATCCTTATCCAACAAAATATCACTGATCACAAAGATCCCGTCTTTTTGTAACACTGAATTCACATTATTGAAAAACTTTGGGCGATCTGAATAATGAAATGCCGATTCGAGTGAAAAGACAACATCGAATTGCTCTGGTGCGTATTGTTCATCGAGTTTCATTGCATCACATACCTCAAACGATAGTTGTTTGTCGCTTACAGAATATTGGTTGCGTCGCTCGGTTGCTTCCGATATCTGCGTTTCTGATATATCAACAGCTGTAATGTGCGAATCATCGTCTGTCAGTTGGTTTTTGGTCAATTCTTTTATCCAAGTAAGATCTTGTTCACCGTAACCACAACCAACATCGAGGATTTTAATGTTTTTCTTCTCACTTGTTATTGCTGCTTTTTCAAACATCAATTTTGCTAAATTTTTGTTGGCGCTGTATAGATCTTGGTTATAATTATCCCATAATCCATAATTCATGAAATAATTGTCTTGACTTACAATTTGAATGAAATGTTTCAAATAATAATCATATACAATTGTACCGTTTACAACGAAATACTTATGGAGAATGTGATTGTAATACAAGTACATTGAAGTACAAAGTGTTGCAATCACAAAAAAAATCAATATATAATTCATATGTATTGATTTGTTAATTTATAATGTTTATTTTTTACGAATCCATCCACTTTTGGGAAAAGTGGAGCAAAACATTGTTTGTAATTTGGATAGTACTACGCTTTGGCTCCACCTTATCCACTTTTCAAAAAGTGGAGCAAAACCAAATTCATTATGCGAATCTTATGAATTGATTACTCTTTGGCTCCACCTTATCCACTTTTCAAAAAGTGGAGCAAAACCAAATTCATTATGCGAATCTTATGAATTGATTACTCTTTGGCTCCACCTTTTTTAAAGGTGGACTTGCACTTTTCGTACACTTGGATAGCATCGGTAATGCACTCCTTCAAATGCCCCTTGATCGTGGTTCTGTCAGAAGGTTCCAAGTACGCAACACGAATAATGCTGTCGGGGTCGTGGGGGTGCATCTTTTTGAAACCACAATAGGAGAGAACATTTTGTTCATCCTGCTTTTGTTCAAAGAACTTGGCGTACAAGACATACTCAACGATCTTACCAATGGTGTAGTCCTCGTTCTCCAAAATGATGTCGAAACAGTTGGTCATTGTGTTCTGCGAGATATTGATCTTCAACTGATCCTGCTCAATGATCTGATCTAGTCCACGCAACCTAGCAATCAAGATGTCACACGACATAGTGAGAAGCTCCATATTTGTATAAACACCGACGCTTTCCACAGTGAAATCGTAGCTGTCCTTCTTGACAATGCGCGCCCCCTCGAGCAAAACCCAGTTCTTCGATTCAAAGTTCTCAATTTCCTTCTCCGTCTTACCCTCATCTTTCCAATCCTTGCGCTTCTTATTAAGCTTCACCTCCATCTCCTTCTCGTCAACCGTGAAACCATACGCACAAGTCGCGACCGACGAGAACATGCCGTCCTGCTTGCCGGTTCCAATTGAAAACTCGCAAGTCAAATGAATTTTCTCTCCTGGTATCTCATCAGAAATCCTCGGCCTCAAACGAACAAAGTCAATGTAATCGCCGGTATAACTGTCGGGCGGAAATATCTTCTTGTTGTCGGCTTCGCTGATAGGCTTTCCGGTGTCGACACTCTTCACAACAAAGTCCTTGGTTGTAACAATCATCGTCGTATCACTGATATTCTCGACATTTAGCTCCATCATGTATTTAGTGTAATCGAAATCCTTCAGTCCCGTAATGTGAACCGGAATGCAACTGAGGCGCTGCTTCAAAATCTCATTGTTTAGACGAGTTGTGTTGGTCAAAATAGTGCAACGGTTTTCTTCGTAAGGCGCAGTTCTAAATACGATCGACGGGATATCAGCGAGTAGCGTTCTGCGAATAGCATTTGCGATGCTGACATTAACACCGCTGAGGGTGAATCTGAGAGTATCGTCGGCGTCGGAAGTAAATTGTACGGCGGGGTTCATTGTATGTCTAATAATACAATATATTTAATATTCATTTTCGAATCAATTTTTTTTGCAGAGAACCTAAGTTCTCCGCACCTCTCCTAATTTCATGATTATATGATTTTACTTAAAAGTTTAAACAACATTGATGATTTAGCAATATATTTGATGTTTTTTGGCTTCACCTTTAGAAAAAGAGGATACAGTCGCTACGCTTTTTGCTCCACTTTTCCAAAAAGTGGATAAATGAGTTTAAAAATGATTTGCAAATAACTAAGTATAGTTCAAATGAGTTCGATTTTATATTACAGTAATTTCTGCGAACATTCGAAAAAACTTTTGCAGACATTATCAAAGACAAGTGTTCAAAAGGACATTCATTTTATATGCATTGACAAGCGAGTAAAAGAGGGCAATAAGATGTTTATCGTTCTTGAGAATGGTCAAAAGATTGTTATGCCGGAAAATGTGAATCGTGTTCCCGCGCTTTTGCTTTTGTCTCAGGGGTATCAAGTATTGTATGGCGAGGCAATTTTGCAGCACATGCAACCGAAGCAAGAGGTGGCCATGAGGAAAGCGACCCAGAATAATTTAGAGCCGATGGCTTTTTCATTTGGTGGTGGATCCAGTGTAGCATCGGATCATTACAGTTTCTTGGATATGGATGCAGAAGCACTTAAGGCGACCGGGAATGGGGGTATGCGACAAATGCACAATTATGTTGATTTGAATTATGCTGACCAAATTAGCACTCCGGTTGACGAGGCGGAATATAAGAAGGTTGCTAGGATGCCGGAGGGTCTCACTGTGGAGCAGCTGCAAGAACAGCGGAATTCAGAGCTGTCCAAGATAACCGGCGGGAGAAAACAGCCGTTTTGATAAATAATTTAATATCTTAAAAATTCGTTTAGAAAGATATTAACTAAAAATATATACAAGTAAAATGTCATCCGCAAATATTTTAACTGCTTTCAATGATCATTTTGTCGAGTTCGTCGCCGATGTCCACCGTGTCTTTCCGGAAGACAAGGATATTCTTGTAGCGAAGAATGCTCTCCTGATGATTCGCAAGGCGAATCCTAAGATGATCATCAGTCTGTGGAATGAATGCGTTGTTGGTAAATACAAGAGTGAAATTGAGCGCGGTGATATTGGATTCTTTATCAACAAGGACTATTCGCAGGATTTAGCTGATTCTCATAATTCGGATAGTATTAATAGAGCGATTGATCGACTTAGGGATCCGATCAAGCAAATGAATCCCGATGAGCAGGGGAAGGCAATGAAGTACATTCAGAACCTGACTAAGCTGGCGGACATCTACATCCACCTTTAAGAAAGGTGGAGCCAAATCCCAAACCCATTCAGTGTGCTTTGAACCAGCAAAATTCAGTAGAGGAAATGTTCTCAACTTCTCCACTTTTCCTAAAAGTGGATTAAGTACGAAAAGATGATGTCAAATAACTCGTCCGGAACCTGAAGATAATTGCGATACAACACTTCGGTCTTGATACTGTCTGCAATGAATTTATCCAACTGAATAAACTGTTCCACAATTACGCTCATAAAAATGGAGGGTGACCATGTATATGGATCCTTCATTAGTGTCCTGCAATACAAACATAAGGGGTCACCTTTTTGTGTGACGGCTCGAATATATTTCTCCATGTAAGGCAATTCTCTCTGGAGTCGTTGGTATCGTTCATGAAGCCACATTCCATTGCCTGTATCAATAGTATCTGGAGCATGAAATGGGAAAGATTTATTCAAACAAACATATATGGTTTGACCCTTATACGGAAACTTAATATTTCTCGGAACATATGTTTTCGATCCATCGCTGTTCAGTTGAGTATCAATCACTCTATAAGTATCACCTAACTCGTGTTTTAGTCGTTTATAATAATTTACCATTCCATAAATTGTAGACTTGTATTTAGTTCCATTTTTTATATATTTATAATTTTAACAATATAAAAAATAACCATTAATAAACTCCATAAGATGAGCGAAGATCATGTAAATGAAGATACTGAGAAAAAGGGGCCTACGGAAGAATTCAAGAAGGTAATTGTTGACCTTGTGAATGATTTGAAGGTGACATTTCCAGAATACCAGCCTCTGATCAACAAGTGGTGGGTTGAGAAGTCAAAGTATGCCGACGATGAGGCTGCATTTGAACAGGGAACGATTTTGCCCGTATTTGAGTTTTGCAAGAAGAAGTTCCCTCCGCGCTTCTTTGACATCCTGTATCAGAATGACGATATGTTCAAGGAGGATTCCACTGTGGATACTGAGTTTCTCCCGAACATTTATTTCAAGAGCTTGTGGGCATTTGATATTAGTCAGAAGACGAGGGACACTATTTGGAAGTACTTGCAGCTTATTCTGTTTTCCGTTGTTGGTACGATGGAGAACAAGGATATGTTCGGAGACACTGCCAAGCTCTTTGAGGGAATTGGTGAGGACGAGTTCAAGTCGAAGTTGGCGGAGACGATGGAGAAGATGCAGGAGTTGTTTGAAGGGGCGGCTGGAGAAGGTGGAGCTAGTGATGGCGAAGAGCCGGCGGTAAATATGCCGAATGCTGAGGACATCCACCAGCACATTGCCGGAATGTTGGATGGAAAGCTGGGGTCTCTTGCGAAGGAGATTGCCGAAGAGACAGCGTCTGATTTGAACATGGATATGGAGAATGTCACCGACATGAAGGGAGTATTCAGTAATTTGATGAAGAACCCGACAAAGTTGATGGGGTTGGTGAAGAATGTTGGAGACAAGATTGACACCAAGATCAAGTCTGGTGAACTCAAGGAGAGTGAGCTCATTTCTGAAGCGACCGAAATGTTGAACAAGATGAAGAATATGCCGGGGATGGGAGACATTCAGTCCTTGCTGAATAAGATGGGAATGGGAGGAATGGGGGGAATGGGAGGAGCAAAGCCGAATATGGGTGCAATGGAGGCCCAGCTGGAGAGAAATTTGAAGACGGCTAAAATGAAGGAGCGCCTTGCTGCAAAGGCAGAGTCTAATCGCGCAGCTAAGCAAAAGGCAGATCAGCAACCTAAAGTGACTGAAACTTTAGAAGAAGCAAGGCTGAGGGAGGAGAAGTTACTATCAATTTTCAATGCAGGAGAGAAGGCAGAGAGAACTCCTAGAGGAGCGCAGCCCCAGAACCAGAAACAAGCTGTAAAAAAGAAGAAGGGTAAGAAGTAATTGATAGGAAAGTTCGTATTTTTTTTAATGGTATATAATAGAATGTCTATACCATTTTGGTCAAATGATCCCACAGTATTATTTAATAAAGCCTATATACTTGAGATTTTTCCAACTACAGATATGTATTATGAGCAAAAATTGAATGCAGTTACACGCTTGATTATTGTAATATCTCTTTTAGGATATATTTTCTCGCGAACCATTCGAATTCCAATTGCCGGGGTATCAATGATTGCTGTGATATATTTTATCTTCAGATCGAGAAAATACAAGATCACCAACGATATGATTATTCACGAAGGTTTCAAGAAACAAGGTGATGATTCCAGGGAAAAGATTGTAAACCCAGAAACCCTCGAGTCTGTGTTAAAGAGTGAATATAAAGAGGGGAACAAGAAAAATCCTTTTAGCAATGTGTTGTTGACGCAGATAACCGACGAACCCAATCGGAAGCCGGCACCTCCGTCATTCAATCCGGAAATAGATGAGGACATAACAAGAAATGTGAAGAAGGCTGTTCAGTTCATGAACCCCGAAATCAAGAATACGAGCAAACAGCTGTATGGCGACCTATATGAGAATTACGAATTGGATCAATCCAATCGCGCATTTTTTAGCACCGCGAATACTCGTGTTGAGAATGATCAAACAAGTTTCGGACAATATTTGTATGGAAACATGCCAAGTTCCAAGGAGTCGAACGCCGCCGGAGCCATGCAGAGAGTCGCGGATTCGTACAGGTACACTCTGTATTAAGGGATAAGGAACGGACAAAACATAAGAAAACAAAGGTTTAAAAAATAATCTTTCGATATAGAAATGGCAAATGTCTCCAATTATACCTTTGAGAATATGAGTCGCATAGGATCGGATGAATGCTGCATCTCTCAGACTGACTTGCAGAACATCGGATATGCGAACTACATGCTGCAAAACTATTTCGCATCCGATTGCTCGATGAAGTCCCCGATGGCTTTAGCAACATCTCAGCCGGGTGTCTTTTACAGCGGTGGCTACAACTCTGGAGCGGGTGGATGCAACATTGACGACTCATCCAATCTCCAAATTGGGTCCATCCAAACGCACCCGAAGTCAAAGCTGGACTTGTTCCATCGTCCGTTTGCTACCGTTCCATTCCTTGGGCGCGGGTCTGTTAACCCGATAATGGAGGCGCAGATCATGCAAGGAGAGCTCCTTGTTAACAAGCGCAGTGTGAATAACCTGAGTGAGAAGACCTACTTCAAGTACCAGGAAACGCCGCTTCTCGCGAGTGTCAAGGAGCGCATCGACAATGATGCCGCAACCAATGATAGTCCGAATGGTTGGATTCGTGGTGGGATCCCTTCTAGGGAGCTGACGAGAGATACCAAGTAATCCACCTTTCGTAAGCTTCGCTGTGGAAAAGGTGGAGCCAAAAGCGTAGCAACTGTAAAATTGAAAATTTATATATTTAAAATTAAAATTTAAATATGTAATCGCTATATCAAATATGTCATCTAACCAAAATCCAAATGTATTATACAACACTGCATATGTTATTTCTTACATGGATTCTGATGTTTTTATAGAGACGGACGAAGTAAACGACGCCGAAAAGACATTTATACGAAATTGTATTTATCGACAGGATTTGTTGAATATTTTCGGTCTAGAAGAGTTTGTTGATAAAACCATCAATAACAAAATTTCGAAATTGCTAAAATTGTTAAGATACCATAGTGACTTGTACGATTGCATGTTGATTGCGGCGAAGGCTATGAGTGAAGAAGATGGATTGTCAGGTCTTATGATATTGTTTTCATTTGATTATTTGCACCTAACCCATCCGTGTATTTGCGAGTATATTAAAACAGGAAATATAGCCCAAGAAAAAATAGATCAATTGAAAACGGAGTTGGATAAAATTATATCCGCATAAACTATAGAATGGCTTCGACACGCAACAAGAATACCCCAGGTAATTACTGTTTAGAGCAACGAGAATACGCTGGATCCGCAAATTATACATTGTACAAGAACTCTCAATATGGTGCTGCTTATGACACAAAGCTGCCTGGAAACGGTATGAATCCTGCTCAGATACCGTGGAATCAAATGTCGAGCAATGCTCCCGATATCGAGTCCTTTTTGTTTGGAATCAATTCGACGAATTTAGTTAACCCAGCGCCTATATTTATTCCTAAATTAACCGCACTTGGATCTAGCAATATATTTGAAAAAGCTCCTGTTTTTGTGCCAGAACCTTTAGTAATCGAGAAAAATCAACGCCCTTTTCCAGTTGCAAAATAAAAAATAATATAGACCTATTGTGTATTTTAACTTATTTAGAGGTATAATAATTTAAAATATGTTTGTCCATTATATAAATGAGTAACATAAATGCAACTAACATCAACAGTGAGAACATTACTGTTGTTAATTTGAATGTTACCACAATCAACGGCTTACCATATACGGGTTCAGCTTGTGGTTATTACACCAGCTGTCCTCAATGTGGTGAACAACCGAATGCTGATGTCTGCAGTTGCGGTGGCAATTGCGACTTTGTTCCGGATGTGTGTGATTGCTTTGTACCCGGAGGTGGGGGTAATGGAATCATCGGAAGGGATGGTGCCACCGGCCCGACGGGAGAAGCAGGAGACCGATATTTGACAACAACTACATCAGACTTTAGTTCAGTTCCTGCGAATGGACCTGGACCGGTGACTGTGTCTGTTGATACTGGTTTGTCGTATATCGTAGGAAATGAGGTTATTGTAACTTCTGTAAGCGATCCTTATAACAACAATTTTAAAGCAACGGTATCTTCGTACGATGCGACTACAGGATCAATTACATTGATAGATCTGTTCGGATTGATAGGTTCATGGACGACGAGCACTCTTGCGAACATCAATCTGAATGGAATCTTTGGACCAACTGGAGCAACTGGACCACAAGGTTTGCCCGGTACTGCTACGAATACCGGAGCAACTGGTCCAACGGGTTCTTTCGACGGAATAGTTAGACAGTCGTTGATACCAGATACAAATAACGCGTACGATTTAGGTTCACCAGACTTTAATTTCAGATCTTTGTATGTCGGAGCATCAACTATATATCTTGGTAATGTCGAACTTAGTGTGGGTAACTCCACTTTAATTGTGAATAATTCTACGAACCAATACAATGCAATTCAGTTGGGATCATCCGGTCCAGCAATTTCCTCAACACCTGAAGGTAATGTTTGGGTTAATTCAGCATTCACTATTGGACCAACTGGTAATCAAGTTACATTGAGCGTTAATTCATCAGGTCAATTAGTCATTCAAGAAGGTGAGAGTGGTTCGACAGGATTGATTGGTGAAACAGGATCAACTGGAATGCGGGGATCAACTGGTTTTACTGGGTCAACAGGTTATACAGGAGCAACCGGTTACACAGGGCGTACTGGGTCTACTGGTTTTACGGGTGCAACTGGTTATACAGGATCAACAGGAGCGACTGGTTACACAGGTAGAACAGGTTCGACAGGATTCACAGGTTCGACGGGTTATACAGGAGCAACGGGCTCAACTGGTTACACTGGACGAACTGGAGCGACCGGCTTTACGGGTTCAACTGGCTACACCGGATCAAGTGGTCGAACGGGGTCAACCGGGTTTACGGGTTCAACTGGTTATACGGGATCAACAGGTTACACAGGAGTAACAGGATCAACTGGTTATACAGGAGAAACGGGTTCAACCGGATATACGGGAGAAACTGGATGCACTGGCGAGACTGGTGCTACGGGTTCAACAGGTGACACCGGATCAACTGGTTACACAGGAGTAACAGGCGCAACCGGTTACACAGGTGCTAAAGGAGACCCAGGATTAGCTTCAAATACTGGAGCGACCGGTAACACTGGAGAAACAGGATCAACTGGTTACACGGGTGCTAAAGGAGACCCTGGTCAAGCTTCTAATACAGGAGCAACTGGAAATACCGGTGAAACTGGATCAACTGGAGCTAAAGGAGACCCAGGTACAGCTGCATTAACTGGAGCTACGGGAACAACAGGATCAACAGGTTACACAGGTGAGACCGGCACGACTGGATACACTGGCGACACTGGAGCCACCGGTTACACCGGCGAGACTGGAGCAACAGGTTACACTGGAGAAACTGGAACAACTGGATATACTGGCGACACGGGCGCAACAGGATACACCGGCGAGACGGGCGCAACAGGATACACCGGCGAGACTGGAGCGACAGGTTACACAGGCGAGACGGGAGCGACAGGATACACCGGCGAGACTGGAGCCACTGGATACACTGGCGAGACGGGTTCTACGGGATATACTGGCGAGACGGGAGCAACCGGTTACACAGGACGAACCGGATCTACTGGATACACTGGTCAAACAGGATCAACGGGGTACACTGGGCGAACAGGGTCAACAGGGCATACAGGAGTAACCGGTTCAACAGGATATACAGGGGCGACAGGATACACTGGAGTTACGGGTTCAACAGGATACACTGGAGCTAAGGGAGATCCTGGCGACGTGAGTTTAACTGGCGCAACAGGTTACACAGGTGAAACTGGTTCAACGGGATATACTGGTGCAAAAGGAGATCCAGGAACTGCTTCAAATACCGGAGCAACTGGCGAAACAGGAGCAACTGGATCAACCGGTGCAAAAGGCGACCCTGGGTTAGCGAGTTTAACAGGTGCTACTGGGTACACTGGAACAACTGGATACACTGGAAGAACAGGTTCAACCGGATCAACTGGTTCAACTGGTTCAACGGGATATACTGGAAGAACAGGATCCACTGGATACACAGGTCAAACGGGTTCGACAGGATATACTGGTCAAACAGGATCAACCGGTTACACAGGAGTTACGGGCGCAACTGGTTTCACTGGTCAAACAGGATCAACAGGTTACACGGGCAGAACAGGATCAACAGGTTACACAGGTGTAACAGGATCAACCGGTTACACTGGGCGAACGGGGGCAACAGGTTACACTGGACAAACGGGTGCGACGGGTTACACTGGGCGAACGGGGGCAACAGGTTACACTGGACAAACGGGTGCAACGGGATACACGGGTCAAACTGGTTCAACCGGATACACGGGTCGTACAGGATCAACGGGTTACACTGGCAGAACTGGTGCAACCGGATACACTGGCGTTACAGGATCAACTGGTTACACAGGTTGGACGGGATCGACTGGATACACTGGTGAAACTGGGGCGACGGGTTACACCGGTCAAACGGGTACAACTGGATATACTGGATCAACCGGTCAAACTGGATCAACTGGATATACTGGTGCAAAGGGAGACCCTGGCGAAGCTAGTTTAACTGGAGCAACCGGTTGTACTGGAGATACTGGATCAACAGGATACACCGGTGCAAAAGGAGACCCGGGTGAAGCTAGTTTAACTGGAGCGACTGGTTACACTGGATACACAGGAGTAACGGGAGCAAAGGGCGACCCTGGCGTAGCTAGTTTAACAGGAGCCACAGGAGTCACCGGATCAACGGGTTTCACTGGTCAAACAGGATCAACTGGTTACACGGGTTGGACTGGATCAACTGGTTACACGGGTTCGACCGGTATCACGGGTTCGACAGGTAGAACGGGTGCAACTGGATTCACGGGCCAAACTGGTTCGACAGGTTCGACTGGCTACACTGGAGTCACAGGATCAACCGGTTTCACCGGAGCAACTGGCTACACTGGTCAAACTGGATCAACTGGTTATACAGGTCGAACAGGATCAACCGGTTTCACCGGAGCAACTGGCTACACTGGTCAAACTGGATCAACTGGTTATACAGGACGAACAGGAGCAACTGGTTCTACTGGTTACTCGGGAGCAACAGGGTACACTGGTTCGACTGGTGTGACGGGGTCGACAGGTAGAACCGGGGCAACTGGTTTCACTGGATCAACTGGTTACACTGGACAAACAGGATCAACTGGTTACACGGGTCAAACAGGGACAACTGGATATACTGGATCAACCGGTTACACAGGTGAAACGGGATCAACGGGATATACTGGCGCCAAAGGAGACCCAGGAGAAGCTAGTTTAACTGGAGCCACTGGATACACAGGTGAAACCGGCTCAACAGGATATACTGGTGCTAAAGGAGATCCTGGCGAGGCCAGTTTAACTGGAGCCACTGGATACACAGGTGAAACCGGTTCAACTGGAGCAAAGGGTGATCCCGGACAAGCTAGTTTAACTGGAGCTACTGGAGTAACTGGTTCAACTGGTTACACTGGTCGAACGGGTGCGACCGGTTTCACAGGATCAACTGGTTATACGGGTTCATCTGGACAAACAGGTTCAACTGGATATACTGGTTTTACGGGCGCAACCGGATACACTGGACAAACCGGATCGACTGGTTACACTGGTATTACGGGGTCTACAGGTTACACGGGTCGTACAGGTGCAACTGGGTACACTGGCGAAACCGGGGCAACGGGATACACGGGTCGTACAGGCGCGACTGGATACACGGGTCAAACTGGATCGACTGGATACACGGGTCAAACTGGAACAACAGGATCTACTGGATACACTGGTCGTACAGGTGCAACAGGATACACTGGACAAACCGGTGCAACAGGATACACTGGACAAACGGGGTCAACAGGATACACTGGTCAAACTGGATCGACGGGATATACTGGACAAACTGGCGCTACCGGATACACTGGTCGTACAGGTTCTACTGGTTATACTGGAGAAACCGGTTCAACTGGCTACACTGGTGTTACTGGATCAACTGGTTACACTGGTCGAACGGGTGCGACTGGATACACGGGACAAACCGGTGCTACCGGATACACAGGTGTTACAGGATCGACAGGATACACTGGGCAAACTGGTTCGACCGGATACACTGGTGTTACAGGGTCAACTGGATACACTGGTTTTACTGGATCAACCGGCTACACGGGAGCAACTGGTGCAACTGGTTACACTGGTGTTACAGGGTCGACTGGGTACACGGGTGAAACGGGCGCAACCGGATATACAGGTGAAACAGGTGCTACGGGTTATACGGGTGCTAAAGGAGATCCAGGACAAGCTGCAAATACTGGAGCAACAGGATCAACTGGTGAAACCGGTTCAACAGGATACACTGGTGTTAAAGGAGATCCAGGTGAAGCCAGTGCGACAGGAGCAACTGGAAATACAGGTGACACAGGAACAACTGGACCTAAGGGGGATCCTGGACAAGCTACAAATACTGGAGCCACAGGTTACACAGGTGTTACAGGTGCAACAGGATACACTGGGAGAACCGGATCAACTGGTTTTACTGGTGCAACGGGATTCACTGGTGTTACGGGCGTTACAGGTTCGACTGGTTACACTGGGTGGACAGGCGCGACAGGATACACGGGTGTTACAGGATCAACTGGACATACAGGATGGTCTGGATCAACTGGGTTCACGGGATCAACTGGTTATACAGGTGTTACAGGATCAACAGGTTTTACGGGACGGACAGGAGCAACTGGTTTCACTGGTCAAACTGGATCGACTGGTTTCACTGGGCGCACTGGAGCGACTGGATTCACTGGAGAAACTGGTTCGACCGGATACACTGGCGAGACTGGTTCGACCGGATACACAGGACGCACTGGAGCAACTGGATACACTGGTTTTACGGGATCGACTGGATTCACCGGGCGCACCGGATCAACCGGATACACTGGGCGAACTGGAGCGACTGGATACACTGGAGAAACAGGAGCTACTGGATACACTGGAGTTACTGGTTCGACCGGATACACTGGTGTTACTGGAGCAACTGGATACACAGGCGTTACCGGAGCAACTGGATACACAGGGCGAACTGGTGCAACTGGATACACTGGTGAAACTGGAGCAACTGGATACACAGGATCTAGTGGAGTGACCGGGTCGACAGGTTACACCGGAGAAACTGGATCCACAGGTTACACTGGAACAACTGGTTCTACAGGTTATACTGGTGAGACTGGCTCTACTGGATATACAGGTTCAACTGGATATACAGGAGAAACAGGAGCTACTGGATATACAGGTGCTAAAGGAGATCCAGGTACTGCTAGTTTAACCGGAGCAACTGGAACTACTGGACCAACTGGACAAACAGGATCAAAGGGAGATCCAGGTACATCGACTTTGACTGGAGCTACTGGAAACACTGGCCCAACTGGTGAAGTTGGACCCACTGGTGTGGCGGGAGAAGCTACAAATACAGGAGCAACTGGTAAACAAGGAGATACTGGTGAAACAGGCACGACTGGTTACACTGGAGCCACTGGTTACACGGGTGAAACGGGATCAACTGGGTACACTGGGTTCACTGGTTCAACTGGTTACACCGGAGCAACTGGATACACTGGCGAGACAGGTGCTACTGGTTACACTGGTTTCACTGGGTCAACCGGTTACACGGGAGCAACTGGATACACAGGCGAAACTGGAGCTACAGGATACACAGGTGAAACGGGAGCCACTGGTTTCACTGGTTCGACTGGTTATACTGGTGAAACTGGTGTTACAGGATCAACTGGATACACTGGTAGGACAGGTGCGACAGGATACACAGGTGAGACGGGCGCGACCGGTTACACTGGTGTCACTGGATCAACTGGATACACAGGTAGGACAGGTGCTACAGGATACACAGGTGAGACTGGCGCAACTGGTTTCACTGGTGTCACAGGATCAACCGGATATACTGGAAGAACTGGCTCGACTGGTTTCACTGGGCCAAGGGGGCTTCCTGGTACAGCTGCTTTGACTGGAGCAACCGGCTACACGGGACAAACCGGATCTACAGGATACACTGGTGTTACGGGATCGACGGGATACACTGGAGAAACAGGAGCTACCGGATACACAGGCGAAACCGGAGCTACAGGATACACTGGCGAGACTGGAGCTACGGGATACACCGGCGAGACCGGCGCAACGGGATACACCGGCGAGACTGGAGCTACGGGATACACCGGCGAGACCGGCGCGACTGGATACACCGGCGAGACTGGAGCTACGGGATACACCGGCGAGACCGGCGCAACGGGTTATACCGGCGAGACTGGAGCGACTGGATACACCGGTGAGACTGGAGCTACGGGATACACTGGCGAGACGGGCGCTACAGGATACACCGGCGAGACCGGCGCTACTGGTTATACCGGCGAGACCGGCGCTACGGGATACACCGGCGAGACCGGCGCTACTGGTTACACTGGTTCCACAGGATACACCGGTGAGACGGGAGCTACGGGATACACTGGCGAGACCGGCGCAACGGGATACACTGGTGAGACGGGAGCTACGGGTTACACCGGTGAGACGGGAGCTACTGGTTACACTGGTGAGACGGGAGCTACGGGTTACACAGGTGAGACTGGTGCGACAGGTTACACAGGTGAGACTGGATCAACCGGATACACTGGATCCACCGGATACACTGGGGAGACAGGCGCAACTGGTTACACTGGCGAGACTGGATCAACCGGTTATACTGGAGAAACAGGCGCAACTGGGTACACAGGCGAAACGGGTGCGACTGGTTACACTGGCGAGACCGGAGCTACGGGATACACTGGAGAAACAGGAGCGACAGGTTACACAGGTGAGACTGGAGCAACTGGTTACACTGGTCAAACTGGCGACACTGGCGCAACTGGATATACTGGCGAGACCGGAGCTACAGGATACACTGGGCGAACGGGTTCCACCGGATACAGTGGCGAGACCGGAGCTACTGGATACACTGGTCAAACAGGTGCGACGGGATACACCGGCGAGACTGGAGCAACCGGTTACACAGGTGAAACGGGAGCCACCGGTTACACAGGACAGACAGGCGCAACTGGATACACTGGCGAGACGGGAGCTACGGGGTATACAGGCAGGACAGGAGCAACTGGATACACTGGGCGAACGGGTGCAACCGGTTATACAGGAGAGACAGGCGCAACTGGTTACACAGGACGAACTGGTTCCACCGGGTACACTGGTCAAACTGGCTCGACTGGTTATACTGGGCGGACTGGTGCAACTGGATACACAGGGGAGACCGGATCAACTGGATACACTGGGCGGACTGGTTCTACAGGTTATACTGGGCGGACTGGTGCGACTGGATACACAGGCGAGACAGGATCAACTGGATACACCGGGCGAACGGGTGCAACTGGATACACTGGTCAAACTGGATCGACTGGATACACTGGTCAAACTGGATCAACAGGTTACACTGGGCAGACTGGTGCAACTGGATACACTGGGCAGACTGGTTCAACAGGATACACTGGACGAACTGGATCGACGGGATACACTGGTCAAACCGGATCCACTGGTTATACTGGTCAAACGGGAGCTACTGGATACACCGGACGAACAGGAGCTACTGGATACACAGGTGAGACTGGTTCCACTGGTTACACTGGCGAGACGGGCGCTACTGGATACACCGGTGAAACTGGAGCTACGGGTTACACTGGGCGAACGGGATCAACTGGGTACACAGGACGAACCGGTGCTACGGGTTACACTGGGCGAACAGGGTCTACGGGTTACACGGGTGAAACGGGAGCCACTGGATACACCGGAGAGACGGGCGCTACTGGATACACTGGTGAGACAGGCGCAACTGGATACACTGGTGAGACAGGTGCAACTGGATATACAGGTGAGACTGGAGCAACCGGATACACTGGCGAGACGGGTGCTACTGGTTACACAGGACAAACAGGAGCCACAGGTTATACTGGCCAAACCGGCGCTACTGGATACACAGGCAGGACCGGAGCAACTGGATACACCGGCAGGACCGGTGCCACTGGATACACTGGTGAGACGGGTGCCACGGGATACACCGGCGAGACAGGAGCTACTGGATATACTGGCGAGACGGGTGCCACTGGGTACACTGGAGAAACTGGAGCCACAGGGTACACTGGTGAGACGGGTGCCACAGGGTACACTGGTGAAACTGGAGCAACTGGTTATACTGGAGAGACTGGAGCTACGGGTTACACTGGAGAAACAGGAGCCACAGGGTACACCGGCGAGACTGGAGCAACTGGATACACCGGCGAGACTGGAGCCACAGGATACACCGGCGAGACTGGAGCTACTGGATACACTGGAGAAACAGGAGCCACAGGATACACCGGTGAGACGGGAGCCACAGGGTACACCGGCGAGACGGGTGCAACGGGTTACACCGGCGAGACAGGAGCAACTGGATACACTGGTGAGACTGGCGCAACTGGATACACCGGCGAGACTGGAGCCACAGGGTACACCGGTGAGACTGGAGCCACAGGATACACCGGCGAGACGGGGGCCACAGGGTACACAGGCGAGACTGGAGCAACGGGATACACCGGTGAGACGGGAGCCACAGGATACACTGGTGAGACGGGTGCCACTGGTTACACAGGCGAGACGGGTGCTACCGGATACACTGGCGAGACTGGAGCAACAGGATACACCGGAGAAACAGGAGCAACGGGATACACCGGTGAGACGGGTGCAACGGGATACACCGGCGAGACGGGAGCCACCGGATACACCGGTGAGACTGGTGCTACCGGATACACTGGCGAGACTGGAGCAACAGGATACACTGGTGAGACTGGAGCCACTGGGTACACCGGTGAGACGGGAGCCACAGGATACACTGGAGAATACGGACCAGGAACAATGAATCTTGCCCTCTATTCTGGGTTGGGCGCAATTGTAAGCGATTCAAAAGTTATCTATGCTGACACAAGTGTTATATTTAACAGTGTTCAGTACTTCCCCACATTATACAGTGGGTTGGTCTGCCAGTACACAGTTCCTGTCTTGGCAATTGGCAACGATTTGACGGTTGGATTTTCTGATAGCACATTTGCAGATATAATTATTTTCCAGTTGGTTCACGCCGCCTTCGGTTCTCCTTCCTATTATTTGAATGTCAGCGTTACAGGTGTTGATACAATTACAGAGATACCTGTTTCTACAGATCCTCATGTACTTTCGATTGTTTTGGATGGATACAATGCCTACTTCTATGTAGATTCTATTTTGACTGCCACAATATTTTACTACTCGAGTGTTGCATATGGTCTATTCATAGAATCAGGCACAACTTCGCAGGAATACACGATTCAGAATATCGGTGGTTATGCGACAGGTAAATTGGGAGCGACTGGGTACACAGGTGAAACAGGTTCTACTGGATATACAGGCGAGACTGGATCCACTGGATACACTGGCGAGACTGGAGCTACTGGTTACACCGGCGAGACGGGTGCTACGGGTTACACTGGAGAAACTGGAGCCACAGGTTACACTGGACAAACTGGAGCTACGGGTTACACCGGAGAGACTGGAGCTACGGGATACACTGGTGAGACGGGAGCTACAGGTTACACCGGAGAAACAGGAGCAACGGGTTACACAGGTGAAACGGGATCTACGGGTTACACTGGTGAGACAGGCGCTACGGGATACACTGGACAAACTGGAGCTACGGGTTACACTGGTGAGACAGGCGCTACTGGTTATACAGGCGAGACGGGAGCTACGGGTTACACAGGTGAAACGGGATCTACGGGTTACACCGGTGAGACGGGAGCTACAGGTTACACAGGTGAGACTGGAGCTACCGGATACACAGGCATTCAAGGGAAAACAGGTGCCACTGGTTACACTGGACAAACCGGTGCTACTGGTTACACAGGCGAAACTGGATCTACTGGTTACACAGGTGAAACGGGTGCTACTGGTTATACAGGTGAGACTGGATCCACGGGGTACACTGGCGAGACTGGATCCACGGGGTACACTGGCGAGACCGGCGCAACGGGATATACCGGCGAGACAGGAGCTACAGGATACACTGGAGAAACAGGAGCCACAGGATACACTGGCAAAACGGGAGCAACGGGATATACCGGCGAGACAGGAGCTACAGGATACACTGGCATTCAAGGGAAAACAGGTGCCACTGGTTACACTGGACAAACCGGTGCCACGGGTTACACAGGCGAGACCGGCGCAACGGGATATACCGGCGAGACTGGAGCAACAGGGTACACAGGTGAAACGGGAGCTACAGGATACACAGGTGAAACGGGAGCTACAGGATACACTGGCATTCAAGGGAAAACTGGAGCTACGGGTTACACAGGTGAAACGGGATCTACTGGTTACACCGGTGAGACGGGTGCTACGGGTTACACCGGTGAGACGGGCGCTACGGGATACACTGGCATTCAAGGGAAAACTGGGTCTACTGGTTATACAGGCGAGACGGGTGCTACTGGTTATACAGGCGAGACGGGTGCTACTGGTTACACTGGTGAGACAGGCGCTACGGGATACACTGGTGAGACAGGCGCTACGGGATACACTGGCATTCAAGGGAAAACAGGTGCCACTGGTTACACTGGACAAACGGGTGCAACTGGTTACACTGGTCAAACTGGGGCAACAGGAGCAACTGGGTACACTGGACCAACAGGATCAACCGGATACACCGGTCAAACAGGAGCCACAGGCTACACAGGTCAAACCGGAGCGACTGGTTACACTGGTCAAACTGGGGCAACGGGTTTCACTGGACGAACTGGTTCTACTGGAGCGACTGGACCGGGATTTTCAGTGAATGGTACTTATCAAAGTGATTATTTGTACTGGAATGCGACCACGAGTGCTTGGACTGTGGGTTCTGCAAATATAACCCTTGGACAGAATGCTGGTCAAACAAATCAAGCAATAAATGCCATTGCGATTGGTCAGCAAGCAGGTCAAACAAATCAGGGAAATTCTGCAATTGCGATTGGTCTCAGAGCAGGTCAAACAAATCAAGGTGGTTATGCAGTTGCGATTGGATTCAATGCTGGACTAACAAGTCAAGGTCAAGATGCTATTGCGATTGGTGATTCTGCTGCTTTTAATTGGCAAAAACCATATGCTGTTGCAATTGGTTCTTTAGCTGGTTTGAACACACAAGGTTCTGCTGCGATTGCAATTGGTCTTGAATCTGGACGATTCATACAAGGAACTAATGCGATTGCATTTGGATATAGAGCAGGTTATGCTACACAAGGAAATAGTGCGATTGCGATAGGTGACAATGCGGGTAGTACTGGGCAAGGTTCTGGTGGAATTGCGATAGGTGTGAATGCTGGTGCTGCTCAAACACAGGGGTATTCTATTGCAATTGGTGAGTCTAGTGGTGGAGCACAAGGTTGGCGTGCAGTAGCGGTTGGGTATTATGCTGGTTGGCAAATACAACAAACATATGCAGTTGCATTAGGGTCTTATGCAGGTAATTATTACCAAGGTACATATGCTATTTCTATTGGGGGTCAAGCAGGTTCCACTGGACAAGGTCAATCTGCTATTGCAATTGGTTTTAATACTGGATACAATGCACAAGGTGCCGGTGCGGTTGCGCTTGGAGGTGGTGCTGCATTTTGGACACAAGGTCAAAATGCTATTGCTATTGGTGGTTCTGCTGGTTACTTATCACAAGGTACGAATGCGATTGCTATTGGTGGTTCTGCTGGTTTCTCATCACAAGGTATGAATGCGGTTGCAATTGGTGGTAGTGCTGGAAGCACTTTACAGGGCACTAATGCAATTGCCATTGGTTATCAAGCAGGTCTAACGAACCAACATGCAAATTCAATTGTGTTGAATGCTTCGGGCAATGTATTGAATTCAGGACAAGCCAGCGCATTTTATGTGAATCCTGTGCGAGCTGATGCAACCAATACTACCCAATCGCTCTATTACAATGCTAGCACCAAGGAGATTACTTATACTACTTCGGGTGCTGGACCTACTGGATCCACAGGTTTCACTGGACAAACGGGATCGACAGGATTCACTGGTCGAACTGGTCAAACTGGCGCCACTGGATTCACTGGCATCAAGGGTGAAACAGGTGCAACCGGATACACAGGTCTAACTGGGGCTACTGGTTACACTGGCGTCAAAGGTGAAACTGGAACTACGGGAGCAACTGGTGCTACTGGTTACACTGGATCAACAGGATCGACTGGTTACACTGGAGATGCTGGACAAGCCGGTTCACAAGGAGCGACTGGAGCCACTGGTTATACCGGAGATGCTGGACAAGCTGGTTCACAAGGAGCAACTGGAGCCACTGGTTATACCGGAGATGCTGGACAAGCTGGTTCACAAGGAGCAACTGGAGCGACTGGTTCTACTGGTTACACTGGAGATGCTGGACAAGCCGGTTCACAAGGAGCAACTGGATCAACTGGTTCTACTGGTTACACCGGAGATGCTGGACAAGCTGGTTCACAAGGAGCAACTGGATCAACTGGTTCTACTGGTTACACCGGAGATGCTGGACAAGCTGGTTCACAAGGAGCAACTGGATCAACTGGTTACACCGGAGATGCTGGACAAGCTGGTTCACAAGGAGCAACTGGATCAACAGGCTACACTGGAGATGCTGGACAAGCTGGTTCACAAGGAGCGACTGGAGCCACTGGTTCTACTGGTTACACTGGACCAACAGGATCAACAGGATCAACTGGTTACACAGGAGATGCTGGAGTCACAGGATCAACGGGTTACACTGGACCAGCTGGCAATTCGATTCCTTTGACAGTTGGAACGACTGGAGACACGGGAGCCGCTCAGTACGGTGATATCAGCACAATCTTGTTTGATTTGAACTCGGGTTTCGATGTCACTCAGGGGCCGACAGGAACAGTTACCGTCGGCATGAACAGCACATTCAAGTTTTGGGAGATTGATGGAACTCTGGCATTGACTGCAAATGGCATTGACACCGTCAACTTTGTATCGGGACCGGGAATTTCGATGACTGGAGGTGTTGATGGATCCGGCACCCAGACTCTCACAATCACCAATACGGGAGGTGGCGGTTCGACGGGCACAAGCGGCACTGGAGGGACGGGAGCAACTGGACAAGCTGGGGCGACTGGGCAAACGGGAGCAACTGGACAGGCTGGACCAACAGGATACACTGGAGAAACAGGAGCCACTGGTTACACTGGTCAAACTGGAGCAACCGGATACACCGGAGTTACGGGATCCACTGGCCAAACTGGTGCAACTGGATCCACTGGCCAAACTGGTGCAACTGGTGCAACTGGGTACACAGGCCAAACTGGAGCAACCGGATACACGGGCCAAACTGGAGCAACCGGATACACGGGCCAAACAGGAGCCACTGGATACACTGGCGAGACTGGTGCGACTGGATACACTGGGCAAACTGGTGCCACAGGATACACTGGTCAAACCGGATCAACTGGATACACTGGGCAAACTGGTGCCACAGGATACACCGGCCCAACGGGCGCAACTGGCTACACTGGTCAAACCGGAATAACTGGACCCACAGGATTCATCTCCGCATTTGGTACTTATAGGGGTGATTATGTGTATTGGAATCCAACCACGAGTGCATGGGTTGTGGGATCTACCAATATCAACTTGGGACAAAATGCCGGACAGACTTCACAAGGTCTGAATGCGGTTGCAATTGGTATTCAAGCTGGAAATTTCAGTCAAGGTGCAAGCGCGGTTGCCATCGGCGACACTGCCGGACAGGTCAATCAGGGTTATCAATCAGTCGCTATTGGTGCTAGTGCAGGACAAATCAGTCAAGGACAGCTTGCCGTCGCCATCGGTGCTGGAGCAGGCGATAATACCCAAGGAGTTGGTGCGGTTGCGATTGGAGAGACTGCTGGTGGATTTGCACAAGGCAATGAGGCTGTTGCTGTCGGTGATTCCGCCGGGTTCAGTGGTCAAAACCAAAATGCAGTTGCCATTGGTTGGACAACTGGGTATTTGAACCAAGGCACGAGCGCTGTCGCAATTGGTTTTGCTGCAGGAAATGGAAATCAACAATCGAGTGCTGTTGCCATTGGTGATTCTGCGGGATTCAATATCCAGGGCACCGGCGCTCTTGCATTCGGTAAGAATGCTGGTAACGATAGTCAGGGGTCCGCTGCAGTTGCCATAGGCGTAGGCGCCGGTCAAACGAGTCAGGGCAATTTTGCGATTGCGATTGGATTCGGCGCTGGCGCCACAAATCAGAATGCGAACAGTATCATTTTGAATGCCACCGGCGTTGCCCTCAATTCGCTGAACGATCGCGCCTTCTATGTCGCCCCCGTCCGCAATTTGATCTCCAACACTCTCTCGAAATCGCTGTACTACAACACCACCACATTTGAAATCACTTATGGGGACAGTTTCGGACAAACGGGTTCTACTGGGTACACTGGAATGACAGGATTTACTGGAATGACCGGGACAACAGGCGCAACTGGAGAAAGTAATGTGACTGGACCAACTGGACCATTCGGAGGAGCAACCGGAGCTCGCGGCCCTACCGGCCCCACCGGGTATACATTAAGTGTCGTCGGAACCGGATATGGTGATTACCTCTTCTGGAACAACCTTACTTCTGCTTGGGCCGTCACCACTCGGCAAATCATCCTCGGGAGAAATGCTGGGCAGAGTTTTCAACAGACGAATGCGATTGCCATTGGTGAATCCGCAGGCAACTATTTGCAGGGCACCAACGCTGTCGCCGTGGGATACCAGGCCGGATTCACGAACCAGGGCACAAATGCGGTTGCGATTGGTTACCAGGCGGGCAATTGGAATCAGGGCACCGCTTCCGTGGCGATCGGTCTTCAAGCAGGTCAATCCGCTCTGGGATCGTTTGCGGTTGCGATCGGTGCACAAGCAGCCAATAATTCGGCTGTCAATTTGAATCGGTACAGTGTGTCCGTCGGTTATCAAGCCGGATTTTACAATCAGTTTGAGAGCGCCGTTGCAGTTGGATTTCAATCGGGGTACTCGGCGCAGCAACAGTATGCCGTCGCACTTGGGTTTCAAGCTGGGTACTTGAATCAGGGCACACAAGCCACGGCAATGGGAAACCAGGCGGGGTTCTCGGGGCAAGGCACACAGGCAACTGCGATTGGGTTTCAAGCGGGGTACTCGGCACAAACCAGCGGCGCGACGGCAATTGGGGTTCAAGCTGGGGCCTGGAATCAAGGTGCAAGTGCTCTTGCGATTGGAGTCCAAGCGGGACAAACGAATCAATTTAGGGAGACGGTTGCCATTGGAGTTCAAGCAGGCTCATTTGGACAATTACTCCAGGCTGTTGCCATTGGATTCCAAGCAGGACAAACAAATCAAGGGACATCTGCCGTTGCGATAGGGTTTCAAGCAGGACAGACGAATCAAGGCAGCGGCGCGACGGCAGTCGGATACCAGGCTGGTCAGGCGACACAAGGCAGCGGCGCGACGGCAATCGGATTCCAAGCAGGTCAAACGAATCAAGGTATAAATGCGACGGCTGTTGGATTTCAAGCGGGACTGGCGTTCCAGAGTTCGGCTGCAATTGCGATTGGATTTCAAGCGGGGGTGACCAACCAAGGCACTTCCGCAGTTGCGATTGGATTCCAAGCGGGACAAACGAATCAAGGTATAAATGCGACGGCGGTTGGATATCAGGCTGGGAGATTTAGTCAAGGTCCAAACGCTGTTGCGATTGGTTATCAATCTGGTAATATACAAGGTCTATACGCTGTTGCGATTGGAAGTTTTGCCGGTTATACTAGCCAATTAGTAAGTGCTATTGCAATTGGAGGTTTTGCCGGTTATCAATCACAAGGCACAAGAGCAATTGCAATTGGTTATCAATCGGGTGATTTGACTCAAGGTCAAAACGCAGTTGCGGTTGGGGCTCAAGCTGGTTTTGGCGGACAAGGAAGTGGTGCAGTTGCTATTGGAAATCAAGCGGCATTCTATTTGCAATCAGTAAATGCTGTTGCGATTGGACAACAAGCAGGACAAAGTAATCAACAGACAAGTGCGGTTGCTGTTGGATATCAAGCGGGTCAATTTACTCAAGGACAAAATGCTGTTGCAATTGGTTATCTAGTTGGACAAACTGCGCAAGGCGCACAGGCGGTTGCCGTTGGACACCAATCGGGACAGTTTAATCAAGGATCCGCTGCAGTTGCGATTGGTTTTCAATGCGGGCAGACGAATCAAGGATCCGGTGCAGTTGCGATTGGTCTTCAATGCGGGCAGACGAACCAAGGTATCAATGCGGTTGCCGTTGGACACCAATCGGGGCAGTTTAATCAAGGATCCGCTGCAATTGCGATTGGTCTTCAATGCGGGCAGACGAATCAAGGACAAAATGCAGTTGCTGTTGGGTATCAAGCTGGGCAAACGAATCAAGGCACGAACGCGGTTGCCATTGGATTCCAGGCGGGACAAATTGGACAAAACTCTGGAGCTCTTGCAATTGGTCAGAATGCTGCCAGTACGAATCAGGGCACAAACGCGGTTGCGATTGGATTTGCCGCTGGACAAACGAATCAAGGCACGAACGCGGTTGCCATAGGATACTTGGCCGGTGCTTTCAATCAGCAACAGTTTGCGGTTGCCGTTGGGTTCCAGGCTGGATTCACCAATCAGGGCACATCGGCTGTGGCCATTGGATTCCAAGCTGGCATGACGAATCAAGCAGCGCAAACGGTTCTTATCGGGTATCAGGCAGGTTACACATTCCAGCAGATCAATGTAGTCGCGATTGGATTCCAAGCCGGGTTCACGAATCAGGGGACGAATGCGGTTGCGATTGGTCGTCAAGCTGGTTATGTGAATCAAGGCACCAATGCGATTGCCATCGGCGACACTGCCGGGTACACGAATCAGCAAGGATTCGCCATCGCCGTCGGAGCTAATGCGGGACAGATTTCACAACAACCATATGCGGTGGCGGTTGGTTTAAACGCCGGACAGATTTTGCAGCAACCATATGCCATCGCGGTTGGTCAGGGCGCGGGACAGTATTCGCAGCAACCATATGCGGTGGCGGTTGGTTTGAGTGCGGGACAAGCGTCGCAGCAACAGTTTGCGATTGCCGTCGGATCCCTCTCCGGTGGAACCAATCAGGCGACGAACGCGATTGCGATTGGATACCAAGCGGGACAGATCTCACAGCAAGAGAATACAATTGCGATAGGGTATTTGGCGGGACAAGCGTCGCAACAACAATTTGCGATTGCGATTGGTCAACAAGCAGGACAAACCAGTCAAGCGACGAACGCGGTTGCAATTGGGTATCAAGCTGGTCAATCGTCGCAACAACCATTTGCGATCGCGATTGGTGTTGGCGCTGGCCAAACGGGTCAAGGTACAAATGCTATTGCGATTGGTAATGCTACTGGGAATAACAATCAGCTGGCAAATTCGATTCTTATTGGATATTTGGCTGGGGCTAGTTCACAACGGACGGGGGCTCTTGCAATTGGTGTTTCGGCTGGTCAATTTGGTCAAGGTACTTTTGCGATGGCTATGGGGAATCAAGCGGGACAGAATACACAAGGGCAATATGCGATTGCGATTGGGTATCAAGCTGGTTATTATATACAGCAAGAATATGCTGTTGCGATTGGATTTGCCGCTGGTTATAATACACAAGGAACGAATGCGATAGCGATTGGTCAGTATGCTGGTTATGTTACACAAGGTACGAATGCGATAGCGATTGGTCTCAGTGCTGGTATGTATGCACAAAGACAATTTGCGGTTGCGATTGGTTGGAATGCTGCTCAGAGTGGTCAAGGAACAAATGCGGTTGCGATTGGATATCAAGCTGGTAATTTGAATCAAGGAGCAAACTCGGTTGCGATTGGGTATAATAGTGTCGCTTCCGGCGAGAATAGCATTGCGATTGGTCGAAGTGCTAATGCAGCGGCTCAAGGTGTTGCGATTGGATTTAATGCTACCGCCGGCATAGGAGCTTTCGCGATTGGGTATCAGGCGAATAGTTCGACAACAAACACTCTTGCGATTGGGTTCCGAGCTGCGTCCGGTGGATCTCAGCAAACTGGCGCGATTGCGATTGGCGCTGAAGCTGCTGTGGTCGCGGGACAAGGAACACAATCGGTTGCGATTGGCGCTCAAGCTGGCGGTTCAGCAGGAGCTGCACAAGGATCACAATCAGTTGCCATTGGTGCTTTTGCGGGTTATTATAGTCAAGGTGGACAGTGTGTTGCCGTTGGATGGGCTGCTGGGTATAATGGTGCTTTGGGGAGTGCGAACTCTTCTGCAGTTGCAATCGGGTATCAAGCTAGTTATTATGCGGTACAATTTGCAAGTGTTGCAATCGGGTATCAAGCTGCGGCTTCTTACCAAGGAGCAAGCTCTGTTGCAATTGGGTATCAAGCCGGATATACTCAAGGGGCAAGCGCTGTTTCAATCGGTTTCCAAGCGGGTGCATTTTCCCAATCATCCCAAGCCGTTGCGATTGGGTATCAAGCCGGGTGTGCTACACAAGGTTTTAGTTCAGTCGCAATTGGATTCCGAGCGGGACAAACGAGTCAAGGCACCAATTCCGTTGCGATTGGGGTTTTAGCTGGGCAGCGTAGTCAAGGTGCTCAAGCAGTTGCGATTGGATATCAAGCGGGGCAGACTTCACAAAGTGGTTTATCGGTTGCGATTGGTTATCTAGCTGGTTCAAATCTACAATCGGGATATGCTGTTGCGATTGGTTACCAAGCGGGACAGACTTCACAAAGTGGTTTTTCGGTTGCGATTGGTTATCTAGCTGGTTCAAATCTACAATCGGGATATGCTGTTGCGATTGGCCTTCAAGCTGGACAGATTTCACAAGGAGCATATGCTGTTGCGATTGGATATCAAGCCGGTCAGTTTTCACAAGGGCAAAATGCGATTGCGATTGGGATTCAATCGGGATATACGAATCAAGGTAATAATGCGGTTGCGATTGGGTATTTTGCTGGTTCAACTAGACAAGGTGCTGTAGCAGTTGCGATTGGATATCAAGCTGGTGCAACGGTGCAAGGTGATTATGCGGTTGCAATTGGTTATCTTGCTGGTTATAGTACACAAGGTTATGCGGCGATTGCAATTGGTTACAATGCTGGTCTAAATTCACAAGGTTCTGGTGCGGTTGCAATTGGGTATCAAACTGGTTATAGTACACAAGGTGTAAATGCGGTTGCAATTGGTAACTCTGCTGGTGTGGCTAGACAAGGTTCTGGCGCTATTGCTATTGGTTATGGAGCTGGTAATCAAACACAAGGTTCTGGTGCGGTTGCAATTGGTATCAATGCTGGTAATCAAACACAAGGTGTAAATGCGGTTGCAATTGGTTTTCAAGCTGGTCAAAATACACAAGGTCAAAATGCGGTTGCAATTGGACAAAATGCTGGTTATGTTACACAAGGTTCAGGTGCGGTTGCGATTGGGTATTTTGCTGGTTATCAATCACAAGCAACGAATGCGGTTGCAATTGGTTTCAATGCTGGTGCTTATTCACAAGGCAGTTTGGCAGTTGCAATTGGTTTCAATGCTGGTTCTACTGGACAAGGATTTGGTGCAGTTGCAGTCGGTCTTCAAGCTGGTCAAAATACACAAGGCACTTATGCTGTTGCAATTGGTTATCTAGCTGGACACAGCGCGCAACAACAATTTTCTGTTGCGATTGGTTACCAAGCTGCTCAATATTCTCAATCGACGGGAGCGATTGCACTTGGAACTTTGGCAGGTAAAACTTCTCAATCAGTACAAGCTGTTGCTCTTGGATATCAAGCTGCCTCATTTGGTCAAGGTACTAATTCGATTTCAATTGGATTGCAAACTGCTTTATATACCCAAAGTCAAAATGCGGTTGCGATTGGATATCAAGCTGGATATAGTGCCCAAAGACAAAGTGCTGTTGCAATTGGCGCATTAGCTGGACGAGGCACTCAAGGCACTCAAGCGGTTGCGATTGGCGATTCAGCCGGTAATTTTTCTCAAGGAGCATTTGCTGTTGCGATTGGATCTCAAGCTGGATTCACAAATCAAGCCACAGGTGCTGTTGCGATCGGGTTTCAAGCCGGATTTACGAACCAAGGGATTGCCTCTATTGCAATTGGTCTGAATGCCGGACAAGGCATACAAGGCACAAATGCTATTGCCATTGGTGAAGCTGCTGGTAATTTCGGTCAAGGCACCAACGCGATTGCTATTGGTCTAGGTGCTGGTTTCACGAATCAAGGCACGAATGCAATTGCCATTGGTCAATACGCCGGTCAAACCAATCAGCCTGCGAACAGCATTATTGTGAATGCGACCTCTGTTGCTCTAACTGGCGCGACATTTGCAAATGCCTCGTACATTGCTCCTATCCGCAGTGACGGTGCCGCGGCGACACTTTCTCTCTTGCTCTACAATTCAAGTACCTCGGAAGTGATTGTGAGTACCAGTACAACCTCTTCGGGCAGCAAGACATTCGTGATCGATCACCCGAATGATTCCGACAGGTACTTGGTTCACTCGTGTTTAGAAGGACCGGAGGCGGGAGTCTACTACAGAGGCCAAGGGCGGATTGAGAATGGGGTTTCGTCCGTGGTATTGTTGCCTGCATATGTGGACAATCTGGCGTACAATTTCTCGGTTCAATTAACACCGCTGTTCGATGAGAATGGCGACTACCCTAACTTGCAGTCGTCGGCTGTGGCTGACAACAAATTTACAGTCTACGGCGACAACTGTGATTTCTACTGGATCGTTCACGGGTCCAGAATGGAAATTGAAGTCGAACCATTGAAAGCGAATACGGTTGTCAAGGGAGACGGACCTTATAAATGGATTCCTTCCACTTTTAAAAAAGTGGAGCAAAAAGCGTAGCGACTGGAAGCGTAGCGACTGGAAGCGTAGCGACCGAAAGCCTAGCGACCGAAAGCGTAGCGACCGGATCCCCCATAATCCACCCTCGGGAAAGCGTTAAAGCGAAACCATAGTAGGCGTATCAACTTTAAACGAAAAAATATAAGTAAAAATAGCTTACGAAAGCTGTAAAATAAAAATTCATTGATCATTCAAATGAATTTTTATCAGAAAGGTTGCGATTTTAAAGTATAATTCTATATTATGATAGAATATTCATCTAATGATAACAATGAATATTTAGGTGATGAAACACTATTACTTGATATACAATTGATCGATTTAACAACAACAATTACCGATAATACAACCGGTTTATCTTTTGTGTCAATTACGATTTTGGGAACATTAAATTCTATCAATGAACTGCCGACCAATGCTAGTATCGGGTCGGCATATATGATTGATGCTGATGTTTGGGTTGCACATGTAGACAATCCGTCATCCATTGATGATTGGATAAATATTGACGGTGTAAGCGTAAGCGACGGTGTAAGCGTAAGCGATGGTATAAGCGTAAGCTTAGAGGAAAGCTTAGATGAAGAACTTCTCTCTATAGATGACATTCTGTTGTTGTCTTCTGTCGATGATGATTTGTCATTTTGGATGCTTGATCAGCCTAGTACAAGTTCGGTTACGGTAACAAACGATATTTTGAAGGCTGGACCAAATGACGCATTATATGTTGCCCCGATACGATATGCACCGGAAAATCCTTCTACTATGAGACCACTCATTTACGACATCGGAGTCTACGAAGCCACATACGACAACACCCGTTTTCCAAGCAGTCAAGGACCAACTGGCCTTACTGGAACTCGCGGAACAACGGGACCAACTGGCATAACTGGACGCACAGGCCCTGCTCCACTTGGACCCACAGGTATGACCGGTGGTGCAGAAGGTTTTGGTAACACTGGACCAAGTGGAAGGGGACCTCTTGTAGGCGAAAATTGGGCCGATTATTTATATTGGGGCGACGCAAATAGTTGGGAAGTTGGATCTCAGAATATTGTTCTCGGGAGAAACCCCGGTTTTGTCGGGCAAGGCTTGAACGCTATTGCGATCGGCGAGTCCGCCGGCAAAACCAATCAGGGTGCCGGCGCAATTTCCATTGGGTTTGGTGCAGGACAAACGAATCAAGGTACAAATGCTATTGCAATTGGTCTCGGCGCCGGTGGATTTCGCCAAGGCACGAATGCAATCGCGATTGGACTAAATACTGGGTTCACGAATCAATTCACAAATGCTATAGCGATCGGATTTAATGCCGGTCAAGTTTCGCAGGGCGATTCGGCAATTGCCATCGGCGCATTGGCCGGCAAAACGAATCAGGGAAATTACGCGGTTGCCATCGGTTCCGATTCAACGAACTTTGGTTATAGCTTGATTGGTCTTTCAGATTCGAGAACCGGTTTATTTCAAACGGCCGCATTTGATGTTGCGTATGGTCAAGATAGTAGTGGAACACCTTTATGGGTTGCTGCGGGGCAAGGCGATACAAACACTATGGCATATTCATCTGATGGAACCAATTGGTTTGCAAGCACCAATTCGAGAACCGGATTGTTCTCTAGTTCTAGTCGTAGGGTTGCATATGGACAAAATATAACGGGACAGCGTTTGTGGGTGGCGGCAGGAATATCTGTTTCACATCCATTTTCACTTGCTTATTCAACCAACGGAACAAATTGGACTGGTTCTATTGGTTCCAGAACAAATATATTTCCTACTGCAGGGTATGGAGTGGGATTTGGACAAGATGGAGCTGGTGCAAGACGATGGGTTGCCGTTGGTCAAGGGACTACATTTTCTATTGCGAATTCTTCGGATGGAACCAATTGGACAGGAATTCCAGGTTCCAGAACAACATTGTTTGATGTAATTGGTTCAGTAGTAGCATACGGTCAGAACGCAGTCGGTTCAAGGCTTTGGGTCGCTGGAGGTCAATCAACGAATAATCAATTCACTATTGCGAATTCCGTCGATGGAACGAATTGGACAGGCATTCCTGGTTCTCGCACAAACATATTTTCAATTGGTTGTTGGGGGGTAGCTTATGGTAAGGATGGTGCAGGAAATCGGTTGTGGGTCGCCGGCGGACAAAGCCAGACAACCGCGTTTTCATTAGCCTATTCTCCCGATGGAACAAATTGGACGGGAATTCCTGGTTCCAGAACCAATTTATTTCCTACTGCAGTACAATCCGTATCATATGGTGAAGATAGTGCGGGTAATCGGATGTGGATCGCTTGTGGTACAGGTACGACATTTTCCGTTGCGTATTCTCCCGACGGAACCACTTGGACTGGTATTTTCAATTCGAAAACTGTGATTGATACAACAGCATTTGGTGCCGCTTATGGAAGAAATTCTGCTGGAAGAGATCTTTGGGTTGTGGCTGGTCAACCAAGCGTTTCCAACTCCACACTTGCAAATTATCTCGATGGAACCCCCTTATTGAATTTTCAACCGCCCGGCGGGTTCAATCAACGCGATTTGGCTATTGCCATCGGATCGAAATCCGGATCGTTCACGCAAGGGACGAATGCGATTGCAGTTGGTTATCAAGCCGGAACAACGAATCAGGGTTTTAACGCGATTGGAATCGGTTATCAAACTGGTGCAGCTCTCCAAAACGCGCAAGGTTCCGGTGCAATTGGTATTGGTTATCAAGCTGGAGCTCGTGGACAACAAACAAACGGGATTGCAATTGGTTGGGTCGCAGCAGGAAACGGGATCCAAAGGGAAAGTGCAATTGCGCTTGGATATCAGGCCGGATTCATTATTCAATCTAGTTTTGCAGTTGCGATTGGTTATCAAACACATGTTGACGCTGCTTCTGCCAACTTTGGTATTGCGATCGGTGGGTTTTCTGGACGATCACAAGCACAGCAATATGCTATTTCAATTGGTTACAATGCCGCACACAATTCACAAGGCACATTTGCTGTTGCGATTGGTCAATTTGCTGGTAGCAGAACACAATTTTTTGGAGGAGTTGCAATTGGTAATTCTGCGGGACAAACTGCTCAAGGTACAAATGCTGTTGCAATTGGTTTCCAAGCTGGAGTAACAAGTCAAGGCAATGGTGCAATTGCGATTGGTAATAATGCTGGGTTTATTGGACAAGGCACAAATGCGATTGCGATTGGATTACAAGCTGCTAGTTTAACGAATCAAAGTCAATATGCGATTGCAATTGGAGCACAGGCAGGACAGGGTACACAAGGTGAATCTGCGGTTGCGATTGGATATCTAGCTGGACAAACTAATCAAGGCACAAATGCTGTTGCTATTGGTCACGCTGCTGGGCATCTTGGTCAAGGCACAAATGCTATTGCGATTGGGTATCAAGCTGGTTATTTTACTCAACAGCAGAATGCGATTGCTATTGGACAAATCGCTGCTCTGAATACTCAAGGAACAAATGCAATTGCTATTGGTTATTGTGCTGGTTACTCTGCACAGCAGACGGGGGCGATTTCGATTGGGGCTCAATCGATTTCGTTGACATTTCAATTTAATCAAGGTGTTTATGCGATATCGATTGGCAGTGGAGCAGGTGTGACTGCTCAAAATAGGTTTTCTGTTGCCATTGGCGCACTTGCCGGGCAAACGAATCAAGGAACGAGTTCCGTCGCGATTGGTTATTTTGCTGGGAGGAGAAGTCAGATATTATCGGTTGCGATTGGAAATTCGTCTGGTGTTGCTCAAACTACTGGATCAGTTGCGGTTGGTTACAATGCTGGTTTTGGTGTACAAACCCAATCGGTTGGGATTGGATATCAAGCTGGTGCTGGTCAAGATCTTGGAGCGGTTGCGGTTGGTTACACTGCGGGTAGTGTTTTCCAGCAAACTGGAGCGGTTGGAATTGGTTATTTTGCTAATCCATATGGACAAGTTAATTCAATTGGAGTTGGTTATTTTGCCGGTTATTCAGGTGGTGCAAATCAATACACTGGCGCAATTGCAATTGGGTTTCAAGCCGTGTTCGGTAATGCACAGTACCTTTATGCAGTTGCTATTGGTAATTCAGCAGCCTATAATGGACTTCAAGGAACTTATGCAGTTGGTATTGGGACTGGTGCGGGGAGTAATAATCAAGGTAGCTCCACAGTTGCTGTTGGTTTCGAAGCAGGTTATTTATCGCAAGGTGCAAATGCAATTGCTGTTGGGTTTCGAGCGGGAGCAACAGGTCAAGGTGCAAATTCTATTTGCATCGGCGCAATTTCCAATACGATTGACACATTTGGCGTTGCGATCGGATTTAATGCCAGCAATACACTCGGCTCAGGGTCACGCGGATTTTCCATTGGCGCATTCAGCGGCGGCGGCATTGGACAAACTTCCAGTTATTCCGGCATCGGCGGGTCATTTGGATCTATTGGATTCGGGTCTAGAAGTGCATTAAATTCTTATATACCATTCTGTCCCGGGATTGGGTATCAGAGTGCTCAAGGCATTGGATACCAAACGAATGTATATAGTATAACTGCGGTAGGTTCAAATGAAGCGGTTGGAATTGGATATCGAGCTGGTTATTCCGCGGCAGGTTCATACAGTGTGGCAATTGGAAATCAAGCTGGATATCAAAATTTATATGTTCGTTCGGCAGTTGCAATTGGATTTCAAGCCGGATATACATATACTCAAAGTGGTAGTGTCATAACAACAGGTCCGGTTTCCATCGGGTTTCAAGCCGGTCAAACTCAACGCGGTACATATGCAGTGGCCATCGGGTATCAAGCGGGACGATCAATTCAATTCAGCGGCGCGATTGCTATAGGGTATCGAGCGGGACAAACGAATCAGGGCACCAATTCACTTGCGATTGGGTATGAGGCGGGGCAGGCTGGTCAGGGGCGGGACTCGATTGCAATTGGGTTTCAAGCAGGACAAATTATTCAACAAGGTTATTCTCTCGCAATTGGTTTCCAATCGGGACAACTTGCCCAAAGCTATTACTCTGTTGCTATTGGGTTTCAATCAGCCCAATTTACACAAGGGAATTATACGACTGCCATTGGATTTCAATCAGCCCAATTTAGCCAAGGGGATTATTCG